TTGACGACGCGGTTCGCGGCGCGGTTCGCGGCGCGGTTGACGACGCGGTTCGCGGCGCGGTTCGCGGCGCGGTTGACGACGCGGTTCGCGGCGCGGTTGACGACGCGGTTCGCGGCGCGGTTGGCGACGCGGTTCGCGGCGCGGTTGGCGACGCGGTTCGCGACGCGGTTCGCGGCGCGGTTGACGACGCGGTTGACGACGCGGTTCGCGGCGCGGTTCGCGGCGCGGTTGGCGGCGCGGTTGGCGGCGCGGTTGGCGACGCGGTTCGCGGCGCGGTTGACGACGCGGTTCGCGGCGCGGTTGGCGACGCGGTTCGCGGCGCGGTTGACGGCGCGGTTGGCGGCGCGGTTGACGACGCGGTTGACGACGCGGTTGACGACGCGGTTCGCGGCGCGGTTCGCGGCGCGGTTGGCGGCGCGGTTGGCGGCGCGGTTGGCGGCGCGGTTGGCGGCGCGGTTCGCGGATCAGTATCTAAATCCGCCATTCAAGAGGTCGTCATGGAATGCATCGAAAAGATGTGGCCGAATTACTTAGGCGGTCAGTTCTGGGCAGGCGGATGGTATTGGGGTGGCGCGTATACATCGTTCTTTCGCGAGGTCGGGAATCTCGATTTAAATGGCGATTTATGGCGCCGCGGGATCGCGTACGAAGAGACGATTCAGTCTGCCTGCTGGTGGTACCCGCACAAAGATTTCCTCATGGTCTGCGAGAGGCCGCGCCAAATTCACCGCGAACTCGTCGATCCGGCACGCCCACGCGGTTGGGGTTCGCATCGCCTGCACAATGATTCAGGCGCTGCAGTGTCCTGGGGCGATGGCTGGGGCATCTATTCGATTCACGGCGTACGCGTAACGCAGCAGATCGTTGAGACACCAGAGACTCTCACCGTGCATCAGATCGAGACCGAGAAGAATGCCGAAGTGCGCCGCATCATGATCGATCGGTATGGGCCAAAGAAATACCTTTCTGACTCAGGCGCTGTTGTCGTCCAGGAATGCAAGGCAGATCACTACCTAATTGGCCTACGCAGTGCGCGACTTTTGCGCAAAGAAGTCCCTGAGGATGAGGCAATCGTCATGATAGATCTGCTCAACTCCACGCCCGAGCCCGATGGCACGGTGAAGCGATATCTCTTGCGCGTGCAGCCGGACGCCTATGACGGCGAAGCCTCGCGCGATTGCTTAGCAGCGGTAGCAAGTACGTGGCGCAATGCGGATGGGAGTCTCGCGTTTAAGCGCCCGCAGGATTACGCGCCAGTATTCGAGAGCTGATATGACCAAACGCATCCCCGAATCCGTGAGCGAATACATGCGCCGCATCGGCCGAAAAGGCGGCAAGAACGGCAAGGGAAAGCCGAAGCGGCCGAGGACCAAGCGTGCCAAGGGGTAGGATCATCGCCGAGTGGATCGCCTTTATCCTAGTGATGTGGGCAGTCGTATTTATTACCGTTATCGTGACTTTGACATTCCCCGTTTGGGGGCCAATTTTGTATTCAAGGAGGGTTAGCGATGCTCGTATTGACGCGCCGAATCGGGGAAATTGTCTGCATCGGGCCGGATATTACAGTGACTGTGATTGACGTACAGGGAAGTCAAGTACGGCTAGGGTTTTCAGCGCCGAAAGATATTCGCGTGGATCGCGAAGAGATCCGCCAGCGAGTGGACGCCGGGATTCCGCATAAGCATGATGCGTCGCAGCGATGAGCGAGAAGAAACGTTACATTCCCGTCAGTTGGCGTCCAAACGGGCCTATCGTTTGGATTCCGAAGCCGGTCAGAACTTGGAAAACACTGTGACTATCGCAAGCGAAGGTACCTTTATGCAGGCTAGAGAAATCGTAATGTTTGGCAAGCTCGCTAGTGCTCAGGGGTATTGCGACGCGATCATAAAGACATCCAGCGAGAGCGGCGCGGTGAAGTGCGCCGAGATGGCGCTTGCGGATATAACGGAAGTCCTGCAGCACTTTCGTAGTCAGTCTGCAAAGGATTGTGGCAATGGCTGAAAACAGCGCAATCGAGTGGACGGACGCGACCTTCAATCCATGGTGGGGGTGCGCTGAGGTCTCGCCTGGCTGCAAGAACTGCTATGCCAAAGCCTTTGCTGCACGCCTCCTGCCGAACCATACGACGCTCTGGGAGCCGAACGGCGAGCGTCGGTTCTTCGGTGAGGAACATTGGTCTGCGCCGCTCCGGTGGGAGCGTAGGGCCAGGAAAGAGGGTAAACGGCTGAGAGTGTTCTGCGCCTCCATGGCTGACGTGTTCGACAATGCAGATGACCTGGCGCCGGTTCGCGAGATGCTTTGGGACCTGATCCGCAAGACGCCCAACCTTGATTGGCTGATCCTCACGAAGCGAATCGGCAATGTCGCCAAGATGGTGCCGTTTGGCGTGATATGGCCGCCGAATGTCTGGCTAGGTATCAGCGTGGTAAATCAGGAAGAAGCTGACCGCGACATTCCGAAGCTGCTGGCGATGCCTGCGCGTATCCGGTTCCTGTCATGCGAACCCCTGTTAGGGCCGATCAGATTCGTAGATCGATTTGACCATCTCGATTGGGTGATCGTCGGCGGCGAGAGCGGCCACGGCGCAAGGCCAATGGAGCGCGAGTGGGCTGACTTCATTCGCGCGCAATGCGCTGTGACTGAAACGGCCTTTTTCATGAAGCAGGGATCGCAGGCCAACTGGCCGACGTTTAAGGATTTCGACAGCTTCCCTAGCTATTTACAGGTTCGCCAGTGGCCTATGACAGCACTGCAAAGAGCCTCTGAACATGAATGACCCAAAGACGCTGGTAGAGCGCCTAACGCGAAAGACTGTCGCCGGCATTCCTGTATTCAATACGCCGATTGAACAAGAGGCTGCGGACCGTATCCGCGAGCTTGAGGCACGGCTGGCATATATCGATTCTACCGAGACACCGATAGTCGGCTGGCCATGGGAAACGCCTTTCCAGGATGGCTACGACACAGCAAAGGAACAGTATCAAGAGCGAGAGGCCAAGCTTGAGGCGGCGCTGCGGGAGATCTATGAAGTCCACGCTGGCAGCGAGGGATTCATCCCCGAGACTGCGCCAGAGGCTTACCAGGAGCGATTGATCAAACAGATAGCGGAAGTCGCCAGCAGGCACATGACATCAAAGGAAACGCCGCGCCAAGTCCACTCGAAAAGCGAATACAAACGCCTCACAGCCCTTGGCGTTGAGAGCGTGGTGACACCAAAGGAAACGTGCTGCACTTGCTCGGCTCCCGAAGGAGCGCTTCACATGGATACCTGCGCGAAGAAATATTCAGCTTTGGAAACGAAAGGAGATGCAGATGTGCGTGGTTAGCAATATCACCCAGCCGTGGGGGAATCTTCCCACCTATCCGTATCCTGAGAAGCCTTGGCCGAAGGAACCACCGGAGCCGTGGCACCCAAAACAATGGCCCCTGCCGCCTATCGAGACAATTGATCCGAAGATTGCCAAACAATTGCTGGACGTTATCTCGCGTCTCGAAAAGATCGATAAGGCGCTCGGGCTACTTGACTGCAAGGTCGAGAAGCTGGAAAAGCAAAAGATCGTGCGCCGGCTCAAGAAACAGTCGAAGCGTAAACGCACTACTGCGAACCAGGGAGGTGTCACGAAATGAAACTTTGTAGGGACATTCCTAAGGGCAGCTACGAGGTTACGTATCAGGCAGATTGCAGCAGAGCCAATCTCTGCCAGTTGCTTTGGGGATTCGTAAAAACTTGGTGGAAAGGCGCTGATTCGGTGAAAGTAATTTTGCATTGCTTCGAACCTCCGACCCTTTTCCACAACGGCGTGCAAGTTTATCCGCCACAAGCGAGTGACAAATGAGTCAGAAATACATTTTGGATGGGGCATAAAGCCAAGAAGTGCAACGACCTAATGAAGTGGGCTCATTGGTTCGAGACGGCCGATCGCCGAGTTGCTGAGACGATTGTTGACGGCAAGCGCGTGTCTACCGTGTTCATCGGCCTCGATCACCAATTTGGTGACGGCGATCCGCTGATATTCGAGACCATGATTTTTGGAGATGACAACGACGGCGAATATCAGACGCGCTGCGCAACATGGGAAGAGGCCGAAGAGATGCACCGCGTTGCCGTCGCGTCTCTGACAGAACGTACTTCACGTGCTGTCACGGAGGAAAAATGAACATCACCGCAGAACAGTTCGAGCAAGCGGCCGGACATCCGCCGATTCAAGATGACCTAGAGCGCGCCAACTGCACTCGCGCCGGGGAGATAGGGCATTTCTACTGCGGCTGGTGCCATGTTCACAATCACCCGAAGGCCGAGTGTGGGGATTGTTTCGAGGCGACAGCACGTCAATCCAAAGGTGGCGAATGAACGCAGAAGAAGCAGCGGCGTCAGCGGACATGCTAGAGCGGCAATTCGAAGCGGCTGTCGATGACCTGGTGGAGCTGGGCAAGCATTGGCGCCGCAACCGAGATAGGAAAATCCTGTCTTACAACGTTAGGCGCGCAATCCTAGGCACCTGCGCCGACCTTCTGTCTGTCGATGCTGCGATGAGCACGCCACAAGCCAATCCAGATTCCAAGCCATGAAACTGCGTCCCGACATAATTAGGCTGATCGAATCTGCCCGCAGCACAGCGAATGTGAGCAAAGACGTGTCATATCCATCCCGTGTTTCCGCGCAGCACGTGCGGGGAGTAATCCTGCAATTAGCAGACGCCCTCGAACAGACCGAGACCGAGCGTCGCCGACTCGCCGAAGAATTGTGCAGAGCGCATGGTCACGAAATAAGCGATTCGCTCGTATGACTAATTCCGCGCGTGACGAAGATCATCTGCAAGCCGAGTTCGAGCGCTATTACGGCTCGCCAATTGTATCTTGGGAACGATGGGAGGCTTGGCAATGGGGCATAGACGCGATGAAGTGCCGATGCAAAGAACTTGAGACCGAATTGAAGCTGGCTAACGAGGAAATTAGTAATTGTCACGCATGGTATAGCAAGCGCCAGGAACGCATCCGCGTTCTTGAAGAGACCTTGAAGCAGGAGCGCGCTGCGCCGTCTGGCCCACGTAACGGGCTTTCGCCACAGGCTAATACAGAGGCTAGACATGGCAACTGATACCAAAAACGCATGGGATTGGGCTCACTACTCAAAAGCCAATTCAGGTCACTCGCGCGCATTCCTTGAGGCCGTTGATTTGCTACGCGGTGCGCAGACTCACTTACTAGACGGCGACAACTCTCTGTGGCGCAAGCGGCTGGACGCATTTCTCAGGCAATGCGCTGGCTCCGAAGAAATCGCCGCATCACAATCCGATGGAGGCGATGAGCATGGCTAAGTGCCGGTACTGCGGATGGGAATACAACACGATCACCGCGCCGCGCTGCCGAGATTGCGATGGTCGCATCGATCAGATGCGCAATTGCATCGCATGTGGCGAGACGGGTTGCGAGCATACCTGCATGGCAAATCAGGCAATCAACACATTCCGTGAGGGGATGCGCGCTGCCAATGCCAAGGACGAGATAGCGTGGCTCATTGAGATGGATGCTGCTGGGCATACGCTTTACTGGTCTGAACAGGGATTTTGCTCAATCGCGAACCACGGCGAGAGATTTCCAACACGCGAGGAAGCCGAGGAAATCGCCCGCACCATGAAGACACCGACAAGAATCTGCGAGCATTTATGGACAGGCTCTCCTGCCAGCGGAGGCGCTGAGCCATGAGACCGCCGAAGGGAACGCGAGCGCATTGCACGGATTGCGGCCGGACATGGGATGACCCTCGCGGACACACGCGAGCTTGCCGCGCTGGCGTCGGAGCCGAGCACATGGAGGGTTGCCGCTGCCCTGAATGCGATCCTGATTTCAACGATCCTAGAACCATCGCGGAGTCAGAATGACACTGGTACAGAGCCTTAGAGTAGCGGGAGGCCACTATGCAAAGCCGAACATCTACGATGATGCGGCTGACCGTATAAATGAACTTGAGGCGGCCGTATTACGATTCTGCGAGTTAGAAGCCGAGAACAAAAGGCTCCGCGAGCAATTGGCTACGGAGTTGGTATATGGCCCCGACAGGTCACAATCTGATGCCGGAGCAGCCAAGTGACAACCGAATACCAAGTTGCCTACGCCGAGGGGTACGAAGCAGGAGCGCAGGAACTCCACAAACGCGACGCTGCGCTTGCTCAATGTCGCAGTCTGTTAAAGCAGCAAGTCGAGGATGTGACGCCGCTGCGCGAACGTGTTGCCGTTCTTGAGGCGTCAATGAGACGGTACGGGCAACACATGTCCGATTGCCACGGATTGCTATACCACGGCAGGCACCATCCGTACGGGGATTGTTCATGTGGTTTCAATCAAGCCGCTATCGATTGTGGATTACGCCATGCCTCACAATCTCATGATGCCGCAGGAGATGTGAAATGACGCGCGGCCGAATTCCAACACTCGATGGGCTGCGAGCGGTGGCGATTCTAATGGTTATCACTTCGCACGCTACCAAAGGACGTATCCAGGCACTCGGACGCACCGGTGTGCTGCTGTTCTTCGCCCTATCAGGCTACCTGATCACTACGCGGTTGATTGATGAATACCGCAAGAGCGGCCACATTTCATTGAGTAACTTCTACCTGCGTCGTATATTTCGTATTATACCGCCAGCGTTAGTGTATTTGGCTGTTCTCGCCGTAGCAAGCGCGATTGGAATCGTTATATGCACCGACAAGCCGATACTAGCCGCGATGTTTTTCTATGTGAATTACATAGATCCAGCAGATCATCTAGGCTTTCGTGCCGGTCATTTCTGGTCACTCTCTGTGGAAGAGCATTTCTATCTTCTATGGCCACTCGCGCTGATCACGTTTGGCGTGGCCAAGGGATGGCGCACTGCGCTGACATTAATATGTGGCGTAATCGTATGGCGCGCGCTCGATCACCATTTCAATATCCTGGCAGGAATATTCCACGCACCATGGCTGGTCTGGAATCAGCACGGGACCGATGCGGTTGTTGATACGCTGCTGTGGGGATGTTCGCTCGCGTTTTTCTCATTCAAGTTAAGGCCGTGGATATCGGCTGGTATCACGGTTATAGGAGTAATTGCTCTGATTCTTTGCGTCATGGGATTGCCACCAGTGAATGCCAATATCGTACTGACCGCAGAAGACTTACTACCAGTGGTCATTTTAGGAGCTATCGTATCGTGTCCATCGAACTGGATAGGCAGATTCCTAGAACTCGCGCCCATGAGATTCATAGGCCACATCTCGTACAGCCTATACATCTGGCAGCAGATGTTTATTTGGGGGCCTGGGCGCACGCTACCTGTACCGCTCGGTATCGCCGCAGCCTTCGCATGCGCTTACTTTAGCTACCGATTTATTGAGCTACCAAATATTGAGTTTGGCCGAACAAATGCAAGGAAATATATGTGCGTGATTAAGGACGTCATTTGCATGACGCTGGCGGTGGTTATAATTCTCGGCAGACATATTATGACGCCGATACTTGGGCCAATAGATAAGGGTAGGAACGAAGCATGACCGACGATGAACGCGACGCGAGGCGCTACCGATGGCTACGCGATCATGAAGACGGTTATACCGTAATCAACGGCGAACTTGCTCAGGGCGAGAGCCTGGATAATATTGTTGACGAGCAAATTTGGCGCTCAGGCTATCTGCGCTCCAACCTTCCCGATCGACGTTGAGAATGCAAGAGTCAGAGCGCCGGTCGATGTCAACAGACCGGATGATTCAATGAGATTCAATCCATCGGTTTGAACTGAGGCGCCAACCGGGAGCCCTCCTCCTTGCACCGCGTTTGAATCGAATACATAAGGGCCGTCGGATCCCGGTTGCCCACACACTACGCCATTCGTTCCCTCTACGCTGTTTCGATAGCACCACATCGTTCCGTAAGGAAAGGTCCCAATCGGGAAAGTGATACTGCCTCCGCCCATGAGAGTGCTATAGCAAACCTCGAAATTATTGAACGACGGAACAATGGCCTGCAGTGGGCTGTACGCATACTGGACTGATGCAACAATGGTCGTGTTACCGCGCCAGCTAGAGTTGCTAACATCGCTCTTCGGCTGCCACGCTTCATCGATTACCAGGGTTGGCTGGATGATAGAACATCCTTGCACCAACGAATCACTCACCGTGTAGAAAGAACATCCGGCGAAATTATTGCCAGCGTTTCCAGACTGTCTATTCGTCTCCGAGCAGTTATTTAGGAAAACATACTGCATGGCAGTACCTCCAGCGCCATCGATAAAGAACATCGTTGCGTTGCTGCCTGCCGAGACGCCGTATCCTGAATTTGACCATACGTCATTATCGAATGTCATGCGATTCGATGCGGTCGCCCAGAAGAATCTGAAGCTGCTAGATCCGGTTCCTGAATGAATATAAGAATTTGGATTAATACCCTGCACGAACAAATCGAAACCCTTGTTGTTTGCGGCAAATCCTGCAGCGCTTAAATCAAATATGGGCGGCGTATCTCCAGGGAATCCGATCAATGCGCTAGGCTTAGTGGTCGTATTCAACTCGCATACGGACCAGAACGTGTTTAGATCCTGATCGTTGTATTGCGGTACGGAATAAGTGCCAGATCGGAAATAACAGATCGCTCCCGCATTGGCGCTCTCCCCGTAAGTGGTACCGAACGCTTTCGTGAACGATGCCCATGGTGCTGAAATAGTTCCTGTACCGCTCGAGTCGTTGCCATGCACCGAATCGACGAATATGAACTGAGCCGTGCTCGATGAGGTGCTGACGGTGAAGGTAATGGTTAGTGTATTTTTCTGCTGGTCGGTTACGAGGACACTCACAGTTGCGCCGCTCACTGCAGCGGTTGGCGTCCACACGAGGTATCCATAACCGGCAGTCGCGGCTTGCGCGAAAGACCATCCTGGCTGCCATGCGCTCGCGCCTATGCTCATGCCAGGCGGTCCTGACAGAAGTTGATAGACATACGGGAATGCGCCGAAGGAGACCCCTAACGGAATCTTGTACTCGACCGGATTCTTCCCATCAAAGTATGCCCAATGGTGCCGCGCGAAGGCTCCAGTCTCTGAGTCTGGACGCGGATACACCTGGATCATGGGCTGCTTAGCTGAGATCCAGTGACCATCAGGGAAGAATCCGGCCGCCGGCGTTCCGGTTGGGCCTGTGGGTGCGGTGGGCCCCGTTGGAGCAGTCGGGCCCGTCGGCCCAGTAGGCGCCGTAGGTCCAGTGGGCGCTGTCGGACCGGTCGGCGCGGTCGGTCCCGTCGGATCGCTCGGGCCAGTGGGTCCCGTTGGCCCAGAAGCTCCGGTAGGTCCAGTCGGGCCAGTGATCGAAGCACCCTGCGTGCCCACGCCTTTAGCGCCAGTTGGCCCCATGGGCCCTGGGTTGCCTGGTACGCCCTGCTGACCTTGAGGTCCAGTTGGACCGACAGCGCCCGGAGCACCTGGCGCGCCGCTGCCGGTTGGACCGGTGGGTCCAGTACCGGATGGCCCTGTAGGGCCGGCAGGCGGGTCGGCCGATAGAGTCCCGGTGAATGGGACGGCGACGCCGTTGACTAGAAACGTGCCGGAGACTGTGGTGGTCATTGTAGATGCGCCTGTAAATTCTTCGCCAAGAATGGCCCCCAACTCGCCAGTTTTGAGGGCGTGAAAAAATCGCTGTGACCGCACACGACCGGTAATCCGGTAGTGGCGCCGCAGTTGTAATTCGTGACTCGCTTATCGTTTCCGATATATCCGCCATGGCCCATGGCACCCCAGACCGGATCATCGATGCCGAGTTCTGCACCTAATTTTGCTGCCTCGGTGATGTCATCGCCAGAATTGTAGTAAACATCGATCCAGGGGCAGCGACAAATGATGTCCTGCTGAAGCGCCGCGTTTATGAACACTGCGCCAGCTACTGGAGCGCCAGAATTGATCAATGAGTACGCGATCGCGCAGCCGTTCGAGTGGCCGATAATGATGTCGTCTTTGGCGATGTATGGGAGTAGCGTGCCGATGATCAATGGATTAACGATTCGGGTTTCTACCCCTAATATATAGCCGTAATCAGGATACTTCACAGCCAAAGGAATCAGGTAAGAAATCAGCCCTTCGACCGGGCTGACTCCTTCCGTGTGAATTCCGTGTATTACGTGTACCGTCACTTCGGCGCGAGCGCCTGCAGCTTCGCGACCAGCGCACTCAATCTCGCTTGAACATCGGTATTAACGGTTCCAACTTCGGCAGTGGCCAGACCTGGAAGCAGCAGTTCAAGTTGCGATACCAAAATTGCGAAAGCAGGCCCTGCGCGCAGCCCAATCTGAAGAGGATCTCCTGTGAGAACTGTATTGGCTGCGGCCTGCACCAATTGCACGGCCTGAATGAGCGTCGGCGCGGCGGCGACTAGAACGGGATTAGGCGTAGACATAGATACCTCAGGGTGATTTATTTGGAATGAAATATGTACAGAGTGTGGTGATGAGACCGCCGATGGCAATTCCAAGGGCGGGACTTGGGGCTTTCGAAAGATACTGGTCACACGCGAGAATAACGACTTGCCCGAGGAACTGCCCGATGGTGGCGCCGATGACGACTTTTTGACCGGGGACCCAATTGGCTGGAGGGGACTCTGGATCTTGCACAAAACTCCTGGCACCGGTACATCGGCGACTATTTGAGTGACGTAGTTTCTGGTCTCCAGCGGCAGTGTAGCGAAAGTTCCTTGACTTTTCTGCCATTTACTTAAGTTTCCCGGCCCAAAATCGTAGGCAGCGAGTCCGAGTTGCCAATCTCCGCCAAATCGCTTGGCGAGGGAGGCGAGATAGGCGGTAGCGGTTCCGATGTCTTTAACGGGATTACTACCTGCCCCACGGAAAAACTGAGGGAGCAGCTGGAAGAGTCCGATGGCCCCGGAAGCGGGATTTCTAGCGCTAGGGTTAAATCTTGACTCTTGATAGCACTGGCGAGACGAGAGTCCAGTTGGGATGCCATTGTTAATCTCCGCGGCCGATATGACCGGTATCCATTTGGCGGCGTTTGGGCCATCGCGCCAGTTAGCGGGCATGCCCATTCCTAAATAGCGCATCGACACGCTCATGCACCGCTCTGATGTCAGAGCGTGTAGCCATGCCGTTATCGAGATTTTCTTTGTGCATCCGCAAGCGTTCTTCCTTCATATCCTGCATGAAGGCCATCAGTTCAATGCGTGTTACCAGACTAGGGATTTTCTCTTCCACATCATTCACCATACGAATCGTTGCGTAAATAGAACCAAGTGATTCGATCACCTTGTCGTGGCTGTCTACCTTCACCACATACTTGCGCTGAATCCATCCATAAATACCGATGAAAATTCCAGAGACGGCGAGCGCGAACCAACTTAAGATCTGTATTGCCCATGGTGGTAGCGGGGTCGAGTTGTCGATTGCCATTACGTGCGCTGCAAAATGACCGCAATGGTTTGGCTTGCACCGAAGTGAAACCCACTCGCCCAGGTCCACACCGCCGAGCCTCCTGGCGTCCCGCCTGAGAATGAGGCCGAAGCGGCCGTAAAGAGCGCGGCGTTTAGACTAAGGGATGTCAAATACGATGAGCCAATCGTGCCGGGATAGCCTCGGATGGTGAGATTCAAAGGAAATGGACTCGTTACGCTCGCTGCAATTTCCGTAACCGTTGAGCCATCGCCCAAAGTAGTCGGCGTGAGGCTGCCGAAGCCGCCTTGTATGTAGCCGTTAGATCCAGCCACGGGCGCACCGGCAGTTACCAACGTTAGGTAATCTGCCCCGGTGAATACGAGACGACTCACGCTGCCGGAATCGACCACGAAAATTCTCTTCACAAGTCTCGAGACAGACCCAGAATCCACGATAAACATTCGCTTCGCTTGCCGCGTTGTGCCGCCGGAATCAACGATGAGGGTGCGCGCTGACATTTAGTAGTAGTAAAAAATATCGCCCGGTGAACCAGATGGCGTGCCACCCGGATCTGCTTGAATCGTGATGCCGGAAAGATTCCCAGCAAGCGGCAGATTTGCAGCCGGAACAGTGCCTGTATTTATATTTGATCCGTTTGCCGCGAAGGTCTCCGCATTGCTCTGCGCGGTCGCCGCCGCCGCACTAGCGAAGGACTCGGCAGAGGATAGGACTACCGCGTCGGCGGCGGTCGCGAAAGCTTCGGCATTCGCTTGCGCCTGAGCGGGCGCGGATGTATCGGCAAGCGTGACATTTGAGCCATCAGAATTGATAAGCGTGCGAAATCCCTGTAGCACGGCAACTGCGCCACCCCCCGATACACCGATCGATATCGTGAATGCGCCGCTCGTGTTATTTGCTATCGTCCAAATGCCGCCGACGCCTAAGGGGACAACATATGTAAGGTTTCCCGATAGCGTGCCGGAGAACTCTATATTAGGAGGTGTGTACTGCGCGAGCGTGAAGGCATACGTGCCAGCGGACACACCCGTTACTACTATTCCGACGCTACCGCCAAATGCCGTATCGATAATCCCCCAATCGGCGTTGACTGGCAGGTCCCAATCGTTCGTGAACGAGCCTCTATCCGGCTGCTCAATATTCTTGTTAGGCGTGAATGTTGGCATAAGTTAACTCAAAAATTGACTTTTTCGAGAAGCGGCTTTAGCATTGGAGGCATGAACCAGTTAGAAACTAGACAGGCAGTCCAAGCGGGCGTCACCGATTCGGTAGGCGCCTTCATCAAAGGCGCTTTCATCATGGTTTGCGTCTTCTCGTTTTTTAAAGCGCCTGGTCCGTGGCTACCTTGGCTCGCCGTCTTCGGAGTCATATATGGCGTGTTCGCGCTAGCAGACAGCAAAAATAAAGTTACATCATGGATCGGCGGCGCGCTTCTCTCGATCATAGGTTTCGTTTTCTTATTGGCAATTCTAGCCGCCGCTATAGCCGCAGTGTATTTCGTGGTCGCCGTATTGTCTGGAAAATAGTCATGCACACCTTTTTCATTCTCATTCTGTCGTACGGGTTTCATCCTATTATCGACGGTGACGGCGTGTGGGAAACAAAGATCGATTGTGTTACGGCCGGGCGAGTCAGGATTTCTGAAATTCACAATATACCGAGTGCAAAATGGAGTTGCCAAATGGCGCATATGGAAATCGACAGTGCCGGGAAAATTGTCGTTAAGCAAGTTGGCGCTCCTATACACGATTAATTTCACAGCGCGTTACCTGAAATCTCTAGTGCTTTAGCTACTACGTTGTCCGGTAAATTAAGCATAGGCTTAGTCGTCTTATCCGTCTCTTTCTTTGCAGCTTTCCAGCGCTTCATAAGCCTTTCGACTAGCGCTTCGTGATCCACCTTTCCGCCGCGCGCTCGCACGATATCGGCCCCTTCATTCTCAGCGTTTTGTGTAGCAGGAACTCCGGTAGATAGCGATTTTCGCGCAGTATCGGTAGCTCCCTTTAGTATCTTGCTGTTATTCCAACCTGTAACGGCTTTGCCTATTGTCGGATTCTCTATCAATTGGCGCCCCACCCAAGGAGCGGCGGCGACACCCGCACCAACTTTCAACGCCTCTGTCGGATCACCATGTAGAATTTCATCCACTCCACCGGCCGCCGCACCAACACCAGCCATGCCAGCCAATCGTCGCGCTGTTCCAGAGTTAGGGTTGACAGGCGCTAAGGTGCTCTTTCCTGCCTTCGCCAATTCAACCAATGATTGATCCCCTTGACCATAGAGAGACTGGTTGCGGTTCGCTTTCGTGTTGATCTGATTTAGTAATCTTCCTGGGCTGATATCTCCTGTGTCAGGATTGATCGCTCCCTCGATCTGCTTCATGGCACGATAATGTTGGCGCGCGGTCGATAACGCTTGCTGATCTTCAGGTGAAGTCGAACGTTGAAAAGCGTCATCTAGAGATTCTTGAATATCTCCTACCACCGGCGCGTATCTAGGATCTTTCGACAGTGATCCGAGTTGAGAGCGCATCTTCTGATATACAGCACCTGGAATCTCGCCGTTATTGTCTGCGGCTGCCTGCACTATATTATTCAGATGTTGCTTTACGGGCGCCAGATCGTTTGGCGACAGTTGGCCGCTGGCATTTTTCTCGATATCGGCTAAGTCACTTTCTAGTCCGTTGTCGTACTTGATCGGGTTGCGCGCGGCGACGTCGTTCATCGTATCGGTTATCGCAGTACGTCCAGCCTGCATGGTGTCAGGATCCGCTGCTGTAACTGACGGATCATTCACGCCCATCTTTTTAAGCACGGCGCGGTTAAATGACTTTCCCTGCTCTTCTGGAAATACGGAATGACCTATGATGGGATTATCCGCCACGACATTTTTAATAGTCTGCGCAATGCGATTGCCGGTCGATTGCGCCAGATCTAGGGGAATGCCAGCTTGCTTAAGTACGTCGACGGCGTGCTGTCCAGCGGTACTCAAAGCGTTTTTCAATGGCTGCGCGATAAATCCAATGCCTTTTCCGACCAGCGAACCAGCTGCGCCGCCAGCTGCGCCGAGTGCGGTATTCTCGCCGCGACTTTCACCAGTAGATGTTGGCTGCGCACCACTGAAAGCTCCAGCGCTCGCGGTATCCGCCAGCAAAGGCGCGGCCGCTAATTTTGCTGGCAGCAACTCGGGAAGCGCGGCAATCTGCGTAGCAGATCCAGCTATATCACCGACAGTGCCAGCGGTCGTATTCATGAGCGGCTTATCTAGATGCTTGGCTTCGTCGGCGTCCGCCTGAATCTGCTTCATCTTTTCGTCTGACACCATCCCGGCTGCGTGCCCAATCGAGGCCCCCAATTGATACATGCCGCGGCCCGTATCTACGAATGATTTGCCGACGCCGGAGACAAATTTATCGCTGGTGGACATGCCTTCGGTTGGATCTATTGGAGCAGCAGTTTTCGGCGTAGCCTGCGCGTCGAACTGATCGAACGGATTCGCGTCCCCAGGCGATGAAGCAGCGGTCGATGCTGGCGCTGAATCAAATTGATCAAATGGATTTGGCGTAGACATTACGGCAGATATCCATATTTTTTCTTAAATAGCGGCGCGGCTTCCGGATGCGTCGCCAGATAAGCCTTTGCCGCTTGCGGCGTAGATAGTTCACCATTGACGTAATCAGCCCGATGGGCTTGATTCTCTATAGCGCCTGGAACTTTGATCGGATCGGCGCCGTTTCGGATTGCTTCAATGGCGGTGTTGGCAGCCTTCAAATCATAAGTGTTGCCAGCCTTGCCGAAGGATGCCAAATTCTTGATGACTTGCAATGGCTGATCGATATTCGGATTAGCGTGAGCCATGAGCAGCATCATTTCTTGCTGTCGTAGTTGTTGATCTGCCCCTAGCAGCTGTTTAGATCCGCCAACGCCCAACTGGGCAAGATATTTATCTGCCTCCGCTTGATTCACCAGTCCGTCTGGCGGGAGGCCGCTCAAATATGTTTTTAGATTCGCAAGCGCTTTATAGGATGCCGAACTCGGGCCAAACTCGCGCGGGTTAGCATTCGCGAGCGTCTTTTCAAGTTGAGAATAGATCGCCGTATTGCGAGCTGCCTGTGATACCTGATCGCGCAACGGTACGAGCGCCTGATTTTGAATCTCTCGATTGGCATCATTCGTCTTTTTCGCATTTTCGAGAGACACTTGATCTGTCGCAGCCGGGGGTGGTGGCAACTTAGGAATTGCACGCAAATCCACGCCGTTAAGAATTTCAGTCTGAGGTGCCTGCGTCGGAATAGATGTAGGCGCTACCGGTCGCTGCGGAGGATTTGTAGTTACTGGAGTATTTGCCGCTGGAACATTGGTTTTCGGTTGCTGAGCCTTGAAGACAGATGCTCTCGTCTGAGGTAATCCGGCCCCCAATGTAACCGGGTCGGTAGCCTGCATGGGAGTAAGTGTCTGCGCCATCGAACCTATCAATGGTTCTGATGTGCGAGAATTGACGCGAGCACCCGCTATGTCTATTGGTTTATCGCCAGTCCATTGGAATAGAGATCCGACCTTGGAAGTTGCATATTGACCAGCAGCAGCATTAGCTTTCGCTCGATCCTGATCTGTCCATTGATTTTCGCGTGCTGGATCTAATCCAACCGATTGCGCTATCTGAGCCGCATCCCCAGGACTGACCATTTTTGCATTCGTATATTCTTGATCTCCAGCTTTTGTAGAGGTCGCTACGTTATACCATTTGTCATACTGATCCTGAGCATCGTTCTGATTGGCAATTTGTAGAGATGCGATGCGTTGGTCATGTGAGAACTGCGGATTTTGACTAAATGCGGGATTCTTCGATATTCCTGAAACCACATTCCCAGCTTCCTTAGCCTGTACTTCCTGCGGCGTGTAGTTCGACGGTATGAAGTAACGATTTCTGGTAGCCGCCGCAATGTCTACGGGGTTCATACTGAATGGAGACGATTTAACTGGATTATTTCCCGGCGTGGACGGAGCGGCTGTAGCAGATGACAGCGCCTTTTGATACGCACTTAAATTCATCTGCGCCATCTGATTCTGGATATTTTTACCTGCAACTTCGGCTTCAGTCTCGCGCGTTGAGGCCAACCCCTGCTGCGTCGGCACATACGCCCCAGCTCCAGCCCCCAACCCCGCCGCGAGCGCCACGCCTAGATGCTTAGTCGGAGCCGTCCCCATAGCCGCCAAGCCCTCAAGCAGCGGTATCGCTTTGCCCTTATTTCGATCCCACCATGAGGGGCCTGAGTCCATCTTCAGCGGCGCCGCGGCGACACCACTGGCGGCCGGCGCGTCCGAAGCCGTCGACGGACCAGCATCCGTGTCATCGACATCCCCGCCATCGTCATAGCCGCGCCGTCCTGCGACCCCGCCACGCCTCAAAGCCTGATTGCTGAACATCCCGCTGATCGCCCCTTGCGCCCCTTGCTGGGTGCCCAAGGTCTCGAGCGTCTGCAACCCGGTCGGCTGCTTCACTAACGGCCCTGCGGTTTGCAGCTTAGGCGCACTCGATCCATCGTCCGGGATGTCCAATTGCCCATCATCCGATGAGTACGGCATTCCGCCAGCATCGTACCCAGGGCGCCGGATCCGCCCACCGCGCTTAGCCGCGAGCAGTGCCACCGTGCCTACATCCGCTGCGGCGTACTCTGCCGCAATAGCAGCAGCGGCCTCAGCCGCCGCCGTGCCACCGGCATCGGCTGCTGCTGCCCCGGCCGCGCCCGCAGCGGCGCTCCCAGCCGCATCAGCAGCGGCTCCTGAGCCAGCTCCGGCCGCAGCGCTCGTCGCCGCAGCGTCAGCCGCAGGCGCCGTCGAGGCAATCCCTGATATGGTCCCGGAATCGGCCGCAGGCGCGGTGGCCGTCATGGCGCCTTGCGAGAGGCCAGAGGTGTCGCCCAGGGTCGCTGTCGGCGCGCTCGGGCCAGACATCTTGCCGTAGATCTGCTGGCCCTTTTGGACCAGCCCTAAGCCAGTGTTGAGGTTCGAGCCGCCAGAGGGCGCCGGTTGAGGCGTCCCGGAGGCAACCGCCAACGTATGCGTGCCGCCCTGATTGGGGATGTCTTCCTGCTTCTGGCCGCTACCTTGGCCGTACATCGCCCCGTGGGCGGCGGCTAGGTCATCGAAATCAACCCCGCCGCCATCATCAAAGCCACGCCGGCCGCCGCGTGCCGTAGGCGTAGGCGGTCCTTGCGTGTCATCCACATCATCCACTGCCACAGGCTGCGATGGCGCTATACCGCCAGGGGTCGTGGTGGTCACGGTGCGCTGCACTGGCTTGTGAGAATCGTTGTAGATGCCTCTACCTTTCTCATACAGGCCGAACGTGCTCGAGAGATTCTGCGCCCCCGTAGGCTGCGCCCTTAATCCTCCTTCCGCAGTGACTAAGTGCGGCACCGCCCCTTCAGGCGCTGGCACTCGGCTCGAGCCACCACGCGGCACGCTCCCGCCGACACCGCCGTAGACCCCACTAGCCCCGCCAGACATCGGCGCATACATGCCCTGCTGCGCCTGCAAGATCGCCGACAGATCGCCCGCATCGACAATCGATGGACCACCGCCCGCCTTAGCGACTCGGCGCATCGGCACGACGCCACCCTCATAGAAGTGCCCGCGGTTCGCAGCCTTTTCTGTCGCCGCGCCGTAGTCAACCATCTTATAGCCAGAGCCTGGATCGACACCGACCGCGCGCGGGCGCTTCTTCTCGACGTCCTGCGCCATCAAACCGATGTGCGTGCGATCGTCGCCGTGCATTTTGTAGGAATAAATCTTCTGCTTGTCGAAGGTCTCGCCGATTTTTTTGATGTCGTGTTTTAGGCGGCGGTCGGAGAAGAAGCCCCCGGGCTGGGTCGTGGTCGTATCCGATCCCTCTAACGCACCTGTCCCCTCGGAAATTGACGCGAGCCAACTTTGGACCTGAAATGGATAAGATTCTTGTTGAAGAAATTGATTATAAAGCGCTTGGTCTTGAGCTTGTTGTGTCTGCTGCTGAACAGTACCTGCCGCGATCTGCGCATTTGCGCCTTGCAATCTAGCAGTCTGCGCGCCGCTTGCCAACGCTCCCTGCTCACTGGCGGTGTTTGCTCCTTCGCCGTAAGCAGTTTGTCCAATCGATGCGAGTTCATTACCCGAAGACGCAAGTGCTGCACGATTCACCTGGCCAGCAGATAAGTTAACGCCCTGCTGTTGTTGAGCGGTTCCGAGTGCAGTGTTATACCCGGTGTTCAATATATTCGCGTTAGTCGCGTTCTCAGCGAGTTCATTTTGTTGATTCAGGTTCGCCGCAGCTATGCCGGTCCTGTCACTGCCGAATGCGCCACTGCTGATCGCGGTGCCGAGTGCGCCACTCTGCGCGATGCTATTATTTTGATTCGCAAGGGCGTCAGTAGTGTTTAGCACGTCGCCTATGTATGGCGACATGTAAGAATTTATTTGTTGGCCTGTTAGCGGATCTGCATTTACTTGTTCAGAACTGGCGGCCGCTAACCCAGTAGCCGCATTATTAATCCCTGTAGTTCCGGCTTGCGCTGTTCCTAAAGTATTTTGCGCAGCGGTGTAGCCTGGTTGAGCTTCGTTGGCTGCGGCATTCGTGCCAGCGATTCCTTGAGATTGCTCGGCATTAACAGGCGCGACGAATTCTCCGCTATAAGTCTGGAATGGAGTTTGTGCAACTTGGTTAGATGAATTTACAACGCTCTGGTATTGCGCCAATACCGCCGGCGGTATGGACACATTTTGTTGGCTAGTTGCGGTCTTGCCCCCCAAATTCGCTATTCCTTATTTTCCAATTGGAGTGCTATCTGATCTTCCGCTTCTTTTTCTCGCTTGCGAGCGAAATACGCCTTTAATCCTTTGCTGACATTTCTTTTATGCTCCTCTGATTTTGGTCCGCGCATATTGGCGACATGCTCAGGAGAATGCGGCCTGCCTTTTTGCTTCGCAATTATTTTCGCAATTGTCTCAGGCTTTTGCGGGTGTCCAATGCCTTTTTTGGCTGCAGAAATCCGTGCACGCGTCTCAGGACTTCGCTTTGTACCCCTATGAATTGCGGCTAATGCCTCGACAACGTGTCTCGGCTTTTTCTTTCCCTTTCCACGCTGATTACCCATTGCCGCGCGAGAAAGCTTCTGGCGAGTTTCTTCAGAAATTGGAGGGCGTGCGCGTAGTATTTCACTGATTTGCTTTCTGCGTTCTTCCGTAAACTTTATGCCAGAAGAACCTTCGCCGCCGCTGGTGTAGTTGCAAAGATCCGCGCCGTCGTTTTTCCAAAATGCAATGCGCTCAATTTCCCTTGAAAAGGCATCTTTCTCGGATAGATTGTCGGCAATTATTCTGACTTCGACTATCAATCCAAGGCCACTCAGCTTCTGTTGAACGCGCTTGTGATATTTATTACGCACGCGCATATCGTGCGCACGCATTCCATTGCCTTTTCCGACGTAGAAGCATTCGCCGCGGTCTGGCCGCCAGTGCTCGTAAACATAAAATTTCTGATCACTCATTTAGCTAACTACGTGGCCGCCGGTTTTCGTTTTATATAAAAAATAAGCCCCGGCAGGAGGGCCAAATATCCGCTCATACATTTTCACCTTGCCAGCGGTTCTATGAGAGCTACATACACCTATAAGTAGCGGTAAATCAAGGGTATCCGCCACTTTCTTGCTAAATTCACACAATCTACGAGCGCGGCCTCCCTTAGCTGATCTAAAATCAGGATGGCAAAATACAACTTTTTCCTCGACGCATGGTTGCGTTGAATAAAATAGCGTACCTATTTGAAGAAGCACAAACGCCTCCAGTGGAGAGTTTTTTGCGCCTATTACCCCGCATAATCCGTGATCATTATTCAAGGCTGGCCATAAGGCTTCCGCAAGCAGTATTTGGCTGGCGTTGAGAAATCCATTTTCCTCCGCCGCCATAACCGCCAACCGCATCACCTCCGTCATATCATCGGTGGTGGCGAGGCGGATTTGGAGGTTCTCTTCCACTGGCGGTCAGTCCTTCTGCGGGCCGGGCAGGCCCTTCAACGTGTGAATCAATTCCGCGCGAATTCGTTTAACGAAAGAATCGAGCACCTTGTGCCCGGTGTCGAGATCCCCACCGCCGACGCTCCGCACGCCATCAGGATGCACAACGTACTCGCCGCCGGCCGCGACGATCGGCACGCCGCTGGCGGCTCCGCCCTTCGCCATGCCGTAAGGGCCTTTGCCTTGGCCGTACGGAGTCGCGCCTGAGCCGCCATAGGGATTGCCGCCGAAGACGCGCTTAGCGTGCTTGAAGCCCGCGATGGTGTTCCCCTCCCCACCTGCGGAAATCACGTCCGCAGGAATAACGTACGACCCTGACGGGACGTGCATCGGTAAGTGGTCGGTGCGCCCAGCGACGGAACTGTGGATCGGCCCCACATGCATCTTCGTCGGCGGTTTATGCGTGTGAACTTTGACGTGTCCGCCTTCAGCTTTTCCCTGTCGGATTTCCTCACCCAGTCCTTTATGCCCCTTTGGCGCCGGATATTCGATGTGCTCTTTTAAGACCGATTTAGCTATATGGTGCGCCTCGGATGCTGTGACGCCGCCTCGAGCGTGGTGCTTACGTGCGACGTTGAGCGCTGCGGCGATGGCTTGATCGCGCGGATGGCCTAATGATTCCATTTCCGAAATGTTATGGCCGATCTCTTTTTTACCTTTCAGCAATGGCATTACGAGTAACTCACGCTGACCGTCTGGCCAGAACCTGGCACTACCAATATACCAAAACTGCAAGGAAAATTAACCACATACGGTTCAGTGCCAACCGTGTCCGGGATTATATAGATCGGTTTAGTGGTCGCCGTGAGTGTCGCGCCATCGTAAATCGTGCCCACCGCGCCTCCAACTATGACGCTCACCGAGCACACTCGCCCGGCTACTGCCTTGACGACCGTTGGCGCCGTGATGGCGGCGGCGTTAATGACGCCTTGCACATTCAGATAGTTCTGCGCCGCGGTGGCGAGTGCGGTAACGATATTCTTTATCGCGGAAAGGACATCTGAGGTCGACGCGGTCTGGGCGGTAGGATTAGGGCCTGCCATCAGATTTTACCGTCTTGACTGAAGCGATACCTAATGAGACCGATTCTCCAGAAACTTCCTAAATCATTACTCGCGATCAGCACCGAGACTAATCGACCGCGCAAGCGCGTGTAGAAAAAAGGCGTTATCTGAGTGACCGCGTAAGGCCCGAAAACTTTCGGCGTATCTGATGGGTAATCCTTGACGAAAAACGAAATATTAATCGTCGATGTTTTAGGCTGCGAGACCTGGCCATATTTAAAATCCGGCCACACCCAGTCGATGAAGGTTTTGAAATCCCCTTCCGCCATCGCGAAGTATCCAGTCTGAAACGATGAGGCCATCGCCGTGCCATCCGCATCGTTCGAAGTCTCATGCTGCTGCAGCAGATCGGTCAATGGATCGGCGCCGATGGGTGGGCCTAATACCGACTGATCTACCCACGCCGAGCGCCCCAGCGTACCGTAATCCCATTCGTTCAAGTACACGTTGTACTTAACGTAAGAATCGACTTCGCCGCTGCCCCCGGTGATAGACGGATAAAACCAGCCAATCTCGCCAAAGCGTGAGTTCACTGCGACACGAATCTTCTGCGCGTGAGATACCCCACTGATGGGGTCAATGGAGGTGTCAATGTTTTGAAATACGATATCCCACACCGAGCACAGCAACGGCTGTACGCCGTTTCCAGAGAGCGTATAGAACTGCGCGAAACTCATCCAATAGTAGATGCCGTTGAAGGACGCTGCGGCCTTTCGCCCGATAAGCCCGCACCCGGTGCCAATCTCATTGAAGCTGTATACAAACGGCTGACCGATGTACTGCATCGACCAGACATCAATATCGGTCCAAATTATGCCCTGTTGCGGGCCTTGCACGCCTGCGACTATCTTCGATCCCTTTGGAATGCGAAACGATCCTGCTTGGTTAGTCACCAGCGCTATCCACTGATTTAAATTCCCGATATCGCACCAGTTAATCAGCAACGGGTCAGGAATCCCGGTCTGCGTCGATCCCCAAGCGATGATCTGTCGCTGCGGCATCGCGACGAATATCCCGTCATTCACCGGTGGCGCATTGGTGATTATAGTCGCGCTCGAGGCGCCTTCATCCCACTGATATATGGGTTGAAACGGCGTCGTTTCGAACGGCTGATCCCGATCTGGGCACGCGATTAAAATCTCGCCGAAATTATCCAGCGTCCAGTCGATTGCATCTATCGCCGTTCCGGTTGATGGGATAACTGGCGTGCCTGTGCCGTAGCCGCCTAGGCCGTAACCACCGATGCCGTAGCCTGAGCCTCCAGGGAGTGCGCCTTGGCCGAAACTGTAGATGTATTCGGCCAAGCCGTTATTCATCGTTCCAGAAGCGGTCGACGTAGCTTGAGTATTTGATTGGATCGTAAAGTTATTCACATCGATCAGCGATTGCACGACGTAGTTACCGAAAAATGTAATACCGCCTACCGTTGTGGCAACAAGCACTGGAAACGTCTCGCCGATCGCATAAGTGTAATTAGGCAAATTAACGGTAACCGTGATCGACATATTCACAGTATTAAATGTCGGCAGCACTGCGGTAGTTGAGTTCGATGTCGCGGGCAACAAGTTTCCCAACTTATCGCGCGCAAATACCGTATACGCATCGGCCGCTAAGAAGCCGTCAGGATCGCAGGCGTAGAGACCAAATAGAATAACGCCACCAATGGATATCTGCGTCGCGATATACACAGTATTGAAATGCGTGACTCCTGGCACTGTGGCGTCAGTAATTTCAATGCTGGGATTTCCAGCAAAGGACTGCGCCAATGGAGCTACATTATCTGTAAGCGCGGTCGGCGTGATGTTGTCTATAGAACCATTAGTGATAACCGAAAGCTGCGCAGAATCTGTGCCGGTGATTGTTTGCGTGCCGACGGCTAGGTGAGCGTTTAGGTTAAGGTCTTCCCATGCCCACAGCGCTCGCACTATGGCCGGTTGCGCAAGTGCGTTGAAGCGACTCCAGCCGCCTAACTTTTCGACTAATACGACGCCGTTTGGATCGTATTTGTAGCGTATTAAATTCGACTGCGAGACGCCTGAGTTCTCGTTAAGAGTTGGCGTCTCTTCAGTGTTTACGCCCGAAATAAGCTTGAGGGCAGCGTGTGGCATGCATCACGAACCGCGCGTGGGAGTGGCGGCCGTAGGAGTGGTGTACCCAGTCCAAGCGGAGTTCTCTAGGTTGCGCGCGTTCTCATCATTGATTGCGCCTAGGCGCAGCGCCTGGTATTGCTTCTCGTACGTCATCCCCATCGCCGGGTCATCGCTAGCGACGCCAAAGTTACGCTGAAATGCCGATATGTAAATCATGCTTGCCATCAGCAGCATGTCCGAATAGTACGAACTGATATAAGTGAATTTCGTATCAGCAACACCCGCCGATGCGTACTGAAACAGCGATGGAATCTTAATCAATCCAGTGACGCGAATCGAGTACGCGAAGTTTGGCGTAGGCCCGAGCAAAATATTATTCACCGTATCCGCGCCATCGCCGAAATTACTCCCATACATCGCGTAGAACTGCGGCGTGCCAGCATTAGCTAATCCTGAGTAGCAATTCTGAATTAGCTCTTTTGAAACCGGCAGAAGCGTAGATGAATTGACTACTTGAGAGCCATTCATCTGTAATAGTTCGAGAGTCTCGACGGTGAAGAAATCATCTATCGGCAGAGGAAAAATCGGGTTACTCGCGGTGAGCGTGTAGACATTAGATGTCTGACCTGCTAGCAAATCTAAATCGCGCTGTATACGCCCTTCGGAATAATTCAAAATCATCGGCACGATTGTCTGCAACGGTGCATCAACGAATTGCCACACGCCACTGACTTCGGATGCGGTCACTACCGCCATCGCGGCGACTTGCTGAATCCATGCGTTGAAACTAAGCGGATTGGTGTTTGGGGCGCTCATGTGATGTCGTACACAAAGCAAACGCCGCCAGTACCGGGGATGCCTAGGCTTCTCACTCCAGTCGTCCAGGCGGTAGAATTTGCGGCTAGAAAGAATGTCAAGGCCGCACTACTGGCATTCACAAAGGCGGTGATATTTTCGCTGAATACCGAGTTATTTTGGCCAATGGTTGAGCCTGCGGCGAATTTAGCCGTGACCGCTTGAATGGCGGTAGGCAAATTAGTGATGCCGAATGTTCCTCCTGAGCCGGTGGTGCCGGTTGCTATTCCGATAAACAGCGTCACCGAATTGCCGATCAGCGTCCACGAGCAGGGCATCGTGGCCCCAGAGAGTCCATTGGTGCTAGCCGTAAAAGTCCCCGTGGTGACGGCACCGCCGGCAGGCCCGGTTGGTCCAGTTGGGCCTCCCGCGCCCGTGGCTCCGCTGGAGCCCGTGCTGCCTGTCGATCCTGTGGCGCCAATCGGACCTGTGGGTCCAGTCGGACCACCCGCACCCGTGCCGCCGCCAGCACCTGTGGGTCCAGTGGGTGCTTGAGGACCTGTGGGCCCAGTGGGACCACCGGCCCCAGTGAGGCCGATCGATCCAGTTGGCCCCGTGGGTCCAGTCGCCCCGTTGCTGCCGGTAGAGCCGGTATTCCCAGTCGGTCCACTTGAGCCGGTCGGACCGGTTGCGCCGACGCCTGCGGGGCCCGTTGGACCAGTGCCAGTAGGGCCCATCGCGCCGGTTGGTCCAGTAGCGCCAACGCCTGGACCGGTTGGGCCGCCTATGCCAGTGGGGCCTGTTGGGCCAGTTGGACCTGGCACACTCGGTCCTGTCGCCCCAGTCGGCCCGCTCGCCGGTCCCGTGGGACCAGGGGCGCCAGTGGGGCCGGTTGGTCCAGCCCCAGGAGGTCCGGTGGGACCACCTAAGTTCGCAATCTGCAGCACCGTGGTGCGCATCGATGTGCCAGCCTGCACTATTTCCAATTGCTCATCGCCCGTGAGTCCGATCGATTGCGGCAGCATCGGTATGGTGACGTTGCCCATTTTACGGCCCCCGCTCTTGCTCTAAGAAGAACGCGCCATTCTCAAGCAAGATGTCACCAGAATTGTCTTCGAGAGCGAAGAAAAAATCTCCAATTGGGGTCTGCATGCACTGCTCAAGCTGGATAAATCCGGAGCCATCCTCGAGGAAAAACATCCCCGTTCCATCCTCGGTCTCAAGGAAGCATATCGCGGCCTCGACTTCGGGAAATAGCGTCGGCCCGAAGATCTTCGGAATGCGTTTGTAGCCGCGCGGCAGGCCAACAAGCGCTGTGATAATGCGCGTCGTTGGTGTCAAGAGCGACTGCGCCGGGTTAGCTCCATAGGTCATATACGTGAACGCCGTGGCCGTCGTGACATTGACGGAATAGAAGCCACACGCTGGCGCGTAATTCAATCCCTGCACTGCTACTTGCGATGGACCTATTACGCCATCGCCTAATTGCGTCGAATTTTGCAGCCCATGCACCGCCGAGCATGTGACGGTGACGGTGGCTGAGCCGTCGCCGGTGACGGAGAGTATTTGTAGTGGCACGCCAAATGGCGCCTGCACCACGCCAGAGTACGGCATCACGGCATTGGCATCTAAGCCGACAGGTCGGCCGAAGGGGAATGGCGTGCGATTCTCGCAGTCTTCGGTGACGCGAAGTAAATCTGACTGGACAGGCAGGCCGGTGATGGGATGCACCGAGAAGGGGATGGATGCGGCGCGGTAGTTGTTTTCGGCTACGGTGAAGTCTTGGACGCGCGCTTGAATGATCGGTTCAGGATCTGCGGGCAACGTGATAGCGCGCAACTGCTCCTGCATATTGTCGCGGCAACGATTGCAAACCAGGATGCGAAGGTTCTGCGGCTGTACGCCACGCCAGTCAAACTGCCAACTGAGATTGACGAAGTTATAGCGGAAGCCGCACCTGTCGCAAATCGCATGGGCTTGCGGTTTTTTAGCCGAGGTCCTAGCGCGACCGCTTAAACTTGCATAACTCATTGCCGGTAATATCCGCCAACCATTGGCGAGATGTACACGGAACTGGTTTCTACGTTCTGATCCGCGAAATCGTTATAAGCTTCATCCGCTAGTGGCTTAAGCATCGGCACCTTATCCTGTGCCCAGCTTAATGCGAGACGATATGCTAGTCCTAGCACATAGGCCTCCAGCGCATATGGCTGAATTTCCACCTGCGTGCCGTTTGCCATAACAGAATCTTGCGTCTGTCGCAGGCGATAGTATTTGAAGCAACTCTGCGTGCCATCTGGCACGGGCCAAAGAGTTACCGTCGGGGCGAGTAATCGATCGAACCAGAATGTAGTTGGGAATCCAATTGACTGCTTGTTCGCGTAGCTCGCATATTCAGTGCGGCTGATCGGCAAAATCAGACGATCAATTCCAGCCGCGCCAGTGTTCAGAGTGATATACGCATCCAGCATCACAATCGTATTGGAAGGTACCGAGTACGTTGATTGACCGCGGCATAGCGGTATCTGATCTAGCTCGACCTGCCATAAATTCACGCCCTTCGACGACCACCTCAGCATCATCATATTGGTAGCTAAGCGCGCGTCCTCAAAATGCTGCTGAGTCAATGCAGTGCGGCGAACACCACATAAACCATACGCGTATAGCACCGCTTCGCCCATCGATGGAGCGAAGTTAAATGTGCCTGATGTTTTCGGCGGATTCGGCGTACTCACGCAGCCTTCACCTTATCTTCGCAAAATTTCAAATTCTGCCGCAGCCTTAAATCATCGCCGTCAATCTCAACGGCGTTGCGAGCATGCTCCAGCGCCAATTCATACAGTCCCATGTTATACGCCGCAATGGATGCGGTGTCGTGCGGCTGGCTGCCCCACACTGCCGGATCTACCGTGTAGACTTTCTCGCGATTCTTTATTCCTAAGCAGCATAGCGCCGCGCCCAAGGCTTCCGGCCAGCGCGATAGTCGATAGCACAGCATGGCAAGTTCCGCCCACGGCTCGCGCGTATCTGGCGCTTCGTTCGTCGCGCGCCGGTGCCAGCGCAGCGCCTCATCCCAATTGCCTAACTCCTGGTAGCAGCGGCCGATGACGCGCATGGCGTAGCAGCGCTCGTTGGGCCATGTGGCGCGCGGGAGCGATAAATAACGCTCGGCTTGTGTGATGGCATCTTGCCAGTGCCGGTTAAATGAAAGCTCCCGCGCATAGTAAAACGCATTGCGCGGACAGGATGGATCTTCCTCGATTGAGACGCGCAGAAGATCAAGATACTGGCCGCGTGATTTAGTGGGGTCTGGCTTATGGACCACCATAAGCATATCTGTCTGCGCCCATACTGTCGGTACGCGATCTGCAACCGGGTATTCGTGGCAAGGATGGTGCCAGCGAATGCCATGTCGGGCGTGGATCTTCTCGTACTGAAATGCTATCCCGCAGCCCCAGTCAAATCCATATCGCATCTGCGTAGTGCCTGGTACCCATACGCGCTCTATCTCCGCGCGCCACCCAGGCTGCAATACCTCATCCAAGTCGAGCGACACGCACACATCGATATCATTCGGCAGCAGCGCGAGCGCGGCATTTCGCGCATCATCGAACCGCCATGGGGTGATCCTAATATTGACCACTTCCGCATCATTCTCGCGCAGTATTTCTTGAGTCCCGTCAGTAGATCCGGTGTCTGCGACAAATATAAGATCTGCATCGCACGCCGCATCGCAGAAACGTTGCGCGTGCAATTTTTCGTTCAAGGCGATAGCGTAGACGGCAATCTTCATCCGATGTAATCCACCAAGCAATAAAGTCCCGTAAAAATCCCGGCTCTCCCAGCAGTATCTATCACTTGCACCGTGCGTGCCAAATCAGTAGTCATAACGAAATTAGGGGTCACCGAGGTCATGGCGCTCGCTGCTACAGGAGTGGACGCATTGGCGCCTGATATCGTCGCAAGCACCGTCGGCGTCCCTTCGGTAGTCTGAATGGAATAGTTGTACGCACCTCCAGCGCCTGAGCCTGCCGGGTTCCAATAGCGTACGCGTGTGATCATGGCATTTAGAGGCAATCTAAAAGTTAGGATGCCGCTATTGATCGGCCAATCAGAATTGGTGCCAACAAAGCTTATTACTTGCGTCTCGGTCTGACCGCCGCAACTCACATTCCAATTGACATCGGAGTCAACCACTTCATGCCACCCTACGGTGCTGGCGTTATTGCCATTGCGGCATTTTCGAAAGCGTACGCGCGGGAATCCTCCGGTGTTGCCGTTATTGGTAACGCTGATAAAATTCGCTGCGGAGTTATTCTGCAGCAGCGTGCAGCCTTCATACAAGATGTCGTTTTGAAATTGGAAATTATTGACGTTGCAAACGTAGTTATGGATTCCAGATAGTTGAGAGTCTCGAAACGTAACAATTGGTCCAGGCTGATTCACGAAGTTAAATGTACACAGCACATCAGTTGCGGAGCGTGACGCGACCTGAGAGGACTGATCAAGATTTACAAAACTGATATTTCCGAAATTCCAATTGCTTTTCATCAGCAATGAGAAATCGCTCGTATGCTCAATGCGCAATCCATTGGAGCGAAATTGCTGCACGCCTGCTGCATTTGGCTGACCTAGCAGATTGAATATGTACGTTGCAGATGTCGGCCCATTGGCGGATATATCGCAATCATCGACATTGAACTGGCCGCCGAAACTGGCATTTATCCACGGTCCTTTCATGTCCCAAAACTTGCACTTGGTCCACCAGAAATTTAAGAATTGATCGGTGGCATTAGTGGCTATCGAAGATCCATTCGCATTCGGCGTAATTGCTGATCCCATGAAAGTTGCCGATACCTGAATACCGGTAGGAGATGCGGCAACGATGAAATATGTCGTTCCGGTAGCAATCTGTCCGGCGCCAGTGCCTACCGTGGTACCGAAGCTGCATGTCTGACCGACAGCAAAGCCGCCATTGATATTCGTCATCGCAAGCGTCGCATTGCCGCTTGATATCGTGCAATTAGCAGGCGCCGCTATATAAAGCCAATTGGCGATTGTTCCTGCGCCCGCATCCACCGTGCAGCGATCCCATCGCCATTCGCTATTATTATTTGCACCGCTGACGAGCGTAATATTCTGCCAATTATTTGCCCATGCGCAATCTGAATGGTTGAAATACTGAATGTTCGACAGTCCACCTTGCTCTGAGGACTGATAGAAATCTGAGGTGGTGGAATTTCCGAAAAAGGTAATGCCTTCGAACTGCACATTGCCAATCAGGCGGTTATAGCAAAGAGGGCCAGGCGTCGACGGCGTGTAGACAATCCATGTAAGGCTAGACCCGGCGCCCTTGAACTTAAGTCCCGACATCTTCACGGTCGGTCCCTTAGTGATCCCAGGCATCATCGCGTAGGCTTGGTTGATGTAGAAAATCCCGCCATTCAAAGCAATAACCGCATATCCGCCGAATGCCGATCCCCCAGGTTCAATGAGCGGATTGCTGATCGCTAAATTATAGGCGGCGATAAATGCCGCTGTGTCGGTTATCCCGGATATGTCGCCAGAGGCACTGAGAGGCGAACCAAGGACGCCGAGAAGATTAGATCCTGTGCCAGCAGCGCCAGTGGGACCGGTAGGTCCAGTGCCAGCGCCCGTTGGACCGGTGGGGCCAATTGGTCCGGTCGGAGCGACACCAGCAGGCCCGGTGGGGCCGGTAGCCCCTATCCCTGGGCCAGTGGGGCCGCCGACGCCTGTGGGCCCTGTTGGGCCCTGCACACCAAATGCTGGGCCAGTGGGGCCAGGATTTCCCATAGGTCCCGTCGGACCTTGCGGGCCAGCAGTGACCACTTGCACGACATTGGTATTGGTTTCTTGAACGATGACTTCGGTTGGCGGCACGCTCATGGCGTCACTCCAGGAGTTACGATCACTGAGCCTTGCAGGAGGCGCGTCACGTTGCCGCTAGAGTCAGTCAGAATTAAATCGTAAACCCCATTCCACCATGTAAATAGCGCGGTCGCGGTCGCCGGGATATCTAGCGTGATCGTGCCGGCCGTGCCGCCTAGGGTGATGTTCGAGGAAGCATCGTAGAGGATCGTTGTCGAGAGCGAGAATGGGCGAATCTGCAAATTAGCTGTGTAGCCAGTCAAATCCACCGGCCCGGAAGTGGCGCCGATAGTACCGCATCCGCAGAAACCCGCAATCCATATGAACACTTTCTCGTAAGTGGCATATTGATTGATGCAGAGGTTATACGTGCCGGTCTGTTGGCTCATTCAGCCTTCTTGCCCTGCGCAGTGACCGTCATCACCGTATCTGTACAAGCCTCTTTGTACCACTTCTGCGCATACTGCTGGCGCTCCGCATTCCATAGATTCATGTCAGCGTGCAGCGAATAGCCGCCGCCCCACGAGAAGTCGCAATCGAAGCCTTGCGGGTTGAATTCGATATCGATATGCGGCGCATTGGCTTTGCGCCACTCACGCCACAGGTAGTAATAGGCGAATTCAGATACTGGTGGCCACTTATGCGTCGGGTCTCCATACGCGCGCTGTGATGCCCAGTGCGGGGTAATGATGGTGCATTTACCACCATTGATGAGTACTCGATACATCTCGTTGAAGATATGCACGCGCTCCATCGCGTCGAAGTGCTCGAGCGCGTGGGATAAGTGGATATCTGAAACTGAGTTATCAGCCCACGGCCATGGCTGGCGAAGATCGGCGACAAGATCTAGACCATCAAAGGCGATCTGATCGACTGACAGATAGCCTTCCATCTTTGACTTGCCGGAGCACAGATTGAGTTTCAATAGCGCTGCGGATTCTTCTTTTACTACTGCGTTCATTTATTTTTCCTTTTACCACATCATGTCGGCAGGCCCGAACGTACCATCCAAATCATGGTGTCCAACTTTTACAGAGCAATCAATCGCGCAACGATATCCGTTTTTTCTGGCGTCCGACCAGAAATATAAATCTTGTGTAGATAGACCATCTTTTTTTTGCGTGACGAACCAAGGCTTGCGAAGTTTAGGATCCTTGAAAATCGCGAGACGAAATAGTGTAAACCCTTGTCCGGTACCGCAACATTCAATCAATCCGCCGTTTGGATCTGGCAACTGAGGGCGGAAATTCGGCGTTGGGTCTCTAGGGTCGCCCCACGCCTGAAACACGCCGCCCTCTCCTTTTGTGAAATATCCTCCGCCAATGGCAGCAAATTCTGGATGTGATTCCATGCGTTCAATGAGCTTTATAAGTCCATCCGACGGGGGCGCGTTATCGTGTTCCAAGCACAGCAGATACTCCCATTGAGAAAGTTCTGGATGCGCGAGAATTTGTTCAATTGCAGTTGAGTAAGCGACGCCTACTTCATCGCCGAGCGCCAACCATTTAACCACTCCATTGTTTGGCGGAAACATCAAATTCCACCAAGACAGCATACATTTCGCAGATACTTTTTCTGCAGCAGGGAGTACAACGACAACTCGCTGTTTTTTCCAACTTCCACCACGCTGCAACCTAGATACTGTCTCCGGCATATTGGTATTGTGGTATCCAGACATATCCGTGACGACCAGTTCTAACGGCTTACTCATCAACTCACCCACGCAATGGTTGCGACGTTCAATGCGGGCGCATCATAGATGCCTGCTGATTGCAGCGCCCATGCCTGACTCGTGCCCCACGTTCCATTAAAGGCAACAGATGCTGGAGTCGCTTGAATATTGTAGAGAGCGTTGAACCCGTTATCGGTGCTGGTAGTACCGTTAGACCAACCGGTTGCGGTAACCGCTTGCGTGTAGGCAGTACCAATGGCCATCAAAGCTATCTCATTCGAGAAATTCGTAGATAGCGGCGACATCGTAGGCGTCGTACTCGTTCCTGTTGCAGTCGCAGCGATAGATGTATCGATAGTCGGGGTGCCTACGAATCCATTTACTCCAATTCCCCATATGTCGGTGAACCCGCCAGGGGATGCTATAGATATTGTAGGCGTTCCACTCGCATTGGTGATCTTGTAAAAGATCATCATATTCTGAGCGACGAAAGATTCCAGGACGAGATAATTGCCGGTATTAACATTATCTGAAACCGTGGCGCTTCCTGGCAATCCACCGCCGGTAGCGAACAAGAGGACTATTTGTCCGATGCCAACACTTCCAGAAAGAGCTATTCCGCCCGGTGGATTACCTGACCCGTGAATGCCAGTGACAACGCTCAAGCTCATGCAATTTGTGCTCCGATCGTGCCAACATCAGAGGAGAAGGAACTGGTTAGGTAGCCGGTAGTGCCGTCAAGAAGTCCCGATCCTTGAAAGATATTTCCACTCGCAGTAACGCCAGTTCCGGTGGGAACAGAATTCGACCCTTGAGATGCATTGTTCTCAAAAACATAAGGGCCGCCGACTCCCTGACCGTTACACGAAATTCCAAGATTAGCTCGACAGTTGTTTCGATAACACCAAAGCGCCCCGTAGTTCTGTCCAGTGGGTCCAACCGGAATAGCCATGCCAGTAGTTCCGCCAACATCAATGTTGTAGCAAATCTCCACACTCGACATCACACCGGCATTGCCGCTAACCGATTGGAGTGGGCTACAGATATATTGAACCGAAGCCACCTGGCAATAGTTGCCCCTCCAGGTGCCGTTCGTGATGTTGCTCTTGGGCATACAAAATTCATCAATCGTGAGCGTGGGATCGATGATGAAATTGCCTTGTGCGAGAACGTTCTGGCAACTATAGACAGAGCAAATACAGTAGTTATTCCCTGCGTTTCCAGACTGTCGATTGGTCTCCGAACAGCCATTAATGAAAATGTAACTCGCAACCGAATTTGTGGGGTTGACATAGTAACTGCTGGCGTTGCTGCCAGCGCTAGATCCATACCCGGAATTGGTCCATTGGTTTATATCCATTGTGGTGCGCGAAGATAACAAGCCGCCACCGTTACCACCGCCTCCACCAATCCAGAAAAATCGACAGTTCTGCGTTGCAGTGTGATAGCCATTGGGGTTCAAGTTCTGCACGAACAAATCGGCCGAGTGGGCGCACGCAAAAAAGCTATTGGACAGATCTATGTACGAGGTCAGCGCATCTCCTGGGAATCCCATGTAAGCGGATGGCTTGGTTAAAGTGTTGACCTCGAAACAGGTAGAGCCATCATTAAAATCAGTGGCACTCGCAGAACCTGCTGGCATCGTGTAGGGGAAAGATGACCCTCGACCTCTGAAATAACACAAGGTGCTGGCATTATTGGTGGTTGAGAAAGATGTGCCAATCGCCTGTGCCATCGTTTGCCATGGAGCGCTGATCGTTCCTGTACCAGTCGAATCGTTTCCAAACTGAGAATCAAAGAATAAGAATTGCGCGGTGGAACTGGATGTGCTTACCGTGAATGTGATCGTGGTCGTATTGAGCTGCTGATCGGTGACCAGCACAGAAACAGTCGCGCCGCTGACGGAACCCGTTGGAGTCCACTGCAAGACACCGTAGCCTGCGTTTCGTGCATCAACGAATGGCGGATTACTGCCCGTACCCCATGATGTATTCCAAAATGTCGCGCCAATGCTCATGCCGGGCGGCCCGCTCTGAAGCGAAAACACATACGGGAATGCACCGAAAGCAACGCCTAGAGGAATCTGATACAGCACCGGATTTGTGCCGTCGTAGTATGCCCAGCGATGGCGCGCGAAGGTATTGGTCTCCGTATCAGGCCGCGGATAGATCTGGATCATCGCCTGTTTGGCATTGATAAAATGCCCAACCGGAAGAAATCCGCTTCCTCCGCCACCGCCGCTGCCATTGCTAAATACAAAGCCACCAGGCGCATTAGGCACGTGGCCACCAACTTCAAATACCGCGCTCATGCCGTCACATTAGCAAACTGCACGGGAGAATAGTTATCTACCGCATTTCCTCCCGATCCTGCTCCGGAAATTGCCGATAGCGCCATAGAGGATGGCATACCAGCCGAGGTCGTGGACCATAGTCCCATACCAGGTACGAACTGCATGCTGTTAGCGGGCACTTGACCGATCAAGCCCTGCAACTGCTGCCCAGGGCCCAATGGCACGACAACGTTGCTAAAGGACATACCATTCGTATTCACGAACGTCGTATTGGTCATTTGGCCGATGAATAGATCGAATCCGCCGGTGTAGTTGACGTTGATCGGTATCGATAGCCGCCTAATGCCAGTGATGGATGCGTTCGAGGCGTTGCTGGAATTCGTCATCGCGTAGGACTGCGAGCCGCTCGAGAGCAGCGTCAGGGTGGATGCATTCAGTGAATACAGGCCCACATACGCCGATATCGTCTGCGCCATTGTGGAGACCGCAAGCACTGCAGCAGAAGCTGAAATCATGATATCTGCGCGGCTCGCGGTGAACGGGAAAGGCGCAATTGCAGGATAAACTTGCACGCTTCCTAAGCCATTTTGCGTCACGGTCGTGCTCTGCACCGGGCCTAGAGGCTGGAAGAACGAGAGCTGCGGAATAGCAGCGCCAATCGAAATAGTTGATGCATTGACGACGACTGAAACTAATCCGGTGCCTGAAATAGAGGATGTTGCGGGGGCCGATAGCAACACAGATCCGTTCGACATGCCGCCGGATATCGCACCGCCCAAAGAATACGATATGGACTGGTCCGCCACGGTGCTGCTGGAAGATTGGCCAACGGTATTTCCCTGAAAGAATAGGGCCTGAGTTGTGGCGACAATTCCGCCAACGCTGCCGGCGGTGTTGGTGAAGCTAACGCCATTGCCATTGGTGAAAGAAAGTGTTGAGAATGTTGACGATCCGCCGCCAGCCGAGAATGCTTGGCCAGATTGGGTATAGGATGCGGTTATCGCCTGTCCGGCACTGCTACCGAATGATATTCCATTTGCGTTGCTAAATGAGATCGTGCCTGACGTGTAGGTAGTGTTTGAGACGATGACACCGCTGATGCCAGTCTGCGCGCCACCTGCATTCGCGCCGCTGATCGTGATAGTCTGCGCGCCAGCCGCGCCGCTCGAGACGGACAGGGTAATGTTATTTCCGCCCGCTAATACAATCTGTCCGCTATAGATGCCGGTATTGCCGAGAGTATTACCACCCGTTGAGACACCGGCCGACAGTTGCGCGCCTCCTCCTGCGCCAGCGCTGATCGTTACAGAAGCGCCGTTTTGGGACAGCGTAATATTGTTTCCGCCAGCGAGTACTAATGTTCCTGAACTGACGTTAGAGTACCCCGCGCCCGCGGAAGTGCTATTACCTCCAATGGATATTGCCGCCGCGTTCGCCCCTAGCGAAATCGTTGAACCCGCGACGGCAACGCTGAGATTGCCAGTCCCGGAAATGCTCGAGGTAGCTGGTGCATTGATGGTGATTGTGGCAGCAGAGCCTGCAGCGCCGGTCGCCTGGGATAGAGATATAGGCCCGGAACCCACGAGGACCACGTTGCCAGTGGATACCGTGCCAGTGGCACCTGCGGTGTTTCCGGCAGTTGAGACGCCAAAGTTAACGCCGCCGCCCCCGCCACCAGCCGCGCCGCTGATGACATACGAGCCATTGGATACCCCTACTGAGACGTTGCCAGCGCCAGCGAGCGTCAATTGGCCGATGGTTTGCGTGCCGCTGGTGCCTAAGGTTGTATTGGACGCGGCAAACATCGACTGCGATATGCCGGTTGTGGCTGGCGCCGAGATGATCAAGCTATTCGAGGACCAGCCAGCCGATATCAACCCAGCCGCAGAGATATTGAAGGAATTTAAGGGATACGCGCTCGAACTGCTTTGGCCCGTGGTATTGCCGGCGACGAAAATATCCCCAGAAGCGCCAGAATTAGAGGCCCCCGAGATGAAGATCGAGGCCCCTGACTGTCCAATCAGCACATTTCCCTGGCCAACCAGAGTGAGCGAGCGTGCATCGTAGGTGGACGAAGAGGATTGCCCGTAGGTCTGGGAAGAGCCGTAAAGCCCAATCGTTTGTACCGTCTGACTAGGCACGTTGATCGACACTGTGCCGGAGCCTCCCGCTGCAGATCCAGAGAGCGTGACATTATTTCCGCCCACCAGCACGAGCTGCTGCGACTGCACGCCGGTTATACCAGCGGAATTGCCACCAGTGGAAATGCCAGCCCCGGAGAACAGTGGCGGCAGCGTGGGCGCTGAGATAAGGATTGATCCGCCGCTCCAGCCTGCCGATACCAAGCCGCTGGCGACAATCGAGAGCGATCGCGCATCGTGGGTATTCGAAGTCGATTGGCCGGTGGTATTGCCAAACAGGTACACGCCATCGGTTTGATTCGACTGCGAAGCCGTGGCTGTGATGGTGCCGTTATTTAGGCCAAATGAGACGTTATTGGCATTGCCGAAGGTCACGCCGCCGAAGGCTCCAGAGGTCGTGCCGGCACTAATCGATAGGTTCGCTGCGGCAGCCGTATTAGCGGAGATAGTGACGGAGTTGCCGTTCTGCGAGAGGGTGACGTTGTTGCCGCCAGCCAAAAAGAGTGTTCCAGTGGATACCAGCGACAGCACGCCGGCAGTATTGCCGCCGAAGGACGCATTTATCCCCCCGCCTCCGCCGCCCCCACCACCGATGTCTGATACAGCAATGCTGAAATTCTGGCCGCCACGGGCAATAGGGATCGCATCACTCGGCTGTGCGGGTGAGCCTGCCGGCAGTTCGGATATCTTCTCGTTTGCCATTTAGTATGGCACCGAGCTCGCCTGGACCACCGTCGCTGTTACGCCGTTACCGGCAGTGCCAACGGTTTGATTGATGCTGATGAATAATGGTATTGCAGTGAGGATGGTGTAAATAGATGTCGTAGCCCCTGTCGCGGCGACGTCGGGCGATGGAAGCCAAGTCATTGATCCTTGCGCCACCGGGTTCGTGGGGCTGTTTGGATCATCGTTTGAGACTTGTACCGAGTAAGTCGGCGCACCGGTTATGACGCAGGCGATGGATATCTGCCCAGGCGCCCAGTCATCCATGCGCGCTAGATTAGACCTGCCTACGCCGTTTGTCGTGATTACTATGGGACGCATTTATCTACTCTCCAAAATGAAACGGGCCCCGCATGAGGGCCCGCTTCGCTACACCTGGGCCTGCCGGCGCCCCGCGGCTTTCTTTCAGTCCTCACCCATCGAGTATTCGCCCTTCATCAGCTTGCGCCCCGGCGCATCCTCACCCTTGAGCGCGCTAGTGAAAGGGTGCGCTTCTGAGCCGGTGCGACCGCCGCTCTTGCGAGGTTTGCGGCCGGCGTGCATGTTCGGCTTATCGCCCGTGACTTTCGGCTCATCCGAGCCGTGCTTCTCCGGACCGAAGCCTGCCTTACCACCGCGCTTCTTCTTCGCGCGACCGCCTTTCTTCATCTCTTCGGCTTCCGAGTCGATGTTCTTGGCGTTGGTGCGCGCTTCGTTCTTGGTCTTCGCGTCCTCTTCGGGTTCGTTCACGCCGCCAGTTTCTCGATGCTTTCTGCCTTTCATTCGATTACTCCGAAGCCAATTTAGGACGCGAGATTTATTCCCTGCAAATAAGATACCGTCAACGTGCCCACAAACGTATTCGTTGCGGTGAATGTAACCGTAATCTGCACATCGGTGTTGCCAACGTTGTCCCATAGCAGCGCCTGCGCGGAAGTGCTTGGCGATATCCCTGTCGCTTGCTGACCCAAGGTCACCGTGGTGCCAACGGTGCCTGCGGTGAGCGCGGTTGTGCCTCCGGCGCTCGTGCCGATGCCAAACGTGCCGGTACCCACAGTGGTGGTCATCATGTAAATATCGATGATCTGGCTCTGCGCCGGGATGACGATCGTTGTAGTGAAAGTGGTCGCAGCATTCGTGACGCCAGCTTGGGACTGCGACATCTGCACGTAGCCCTGATTGGCCGTGCCGACGTTGGTTTCGCCAACTGCCGCGAGCGTGCCAGAGCCATCGGAATGGATGATGTTGCCAGCGATCAAAGGACCCGTGAAGACGGTTCCCGGAAAAATCGGGGAACCTGCCGGATTTGGACTCTGACCACCGTTGATATCGCTCACGTGGCGGTCCCCTTATGTCGTCGGGAAGAAGCCGAAGGCGGCTCGGGGGTTAAAATAGCTAAAACTTAGTCTTTGATAGCCCTTCACAAGGAGGTTGTCAGTAGTGAAGTCCACCTGCATATCCGTTTCAAACGGAATTCTGCTCATGAACGCCAATCCAGCGATGTTGGTCAACAGGAACCACGCGAAGTTGGAGGTGAGGAAGTCCATGACCATGTAGCCTTCCGGCACGCCGCCGGCCGTGGTCAGGATCGCGTTCACGTCGTTGTCCGCGGTGCCGGGGCGAAGCTCGGTCTTCAGCAGCCGAATCGCAACCGGTTCTAACGTCGGCGGCACGATCAACTTGCGGCCGCGCGAGAACATCTTCAGGCCCGCTTGGTCCTTGAAGTTCGTGCGAATCGAGATCATGCCATTAAGCAGCGTCGCTTCGTTCAAATCGACCTGCGTCGCCGGTGTGTTGGCGAACGTCCCGCCATCGATCGGATGCGCGGTTGAGAAAAGGGCCACACCATCGCCACCGATTGCCGCGTTGTAGGTCGTGCCGGTATTGAGCACATTGGCGCCGTAGATTTCCAGCGCCTGGCTGAATGACTCAATCAACCCCAGGTTAGAGGGGTGAAACTGCGTCTTGTACAGATTGTCATCGATCGCCTTGCGGGTGATCGCATAGCCCAACCCCAGTTCGATGTGCTCCTGGTTGTAGACGTAGCGTTCGCCGGCGTTGTTATCGAAGCCGGTTTGGCCGCCTTCGGTCTTCAGCTGCGCGAGGCCTAGATACCTCATCTCGGCTGTACGTTCAAGCGCTAACTTGCTGTCAAACTTGGTGAAAACTTTAGAATATTGATTTGGGATTTGCTCGTACTTTCCACTGATCCCCCTAAGGCCAGGAAGCAAGAGGTCTTTTATTGCTGAAAGATTAACGGCCATTGACGGTCTCCAGAGCCACTATGTGTGCCCAACTTTGTCCTGTGCGAATCCGCCAAATATGTGTTGACGACACGCCGTATTTTTCGGCTAAAACTTTCTGAGAAATATTCGGAGATGATTTTATGAATTTAACATCATCTTCCGTGAGACGAGATGTTCCAATCTGCTCTCCGCGTACATCGCGCCGCTTTCGCGAGTCACGATCCGCCATGTTTTCCTTGACGGTTCCGGGTCGAAGATGCGCCGGATTTATGCACGAAGGCGTATCGCACGCGTGCAAGATATGAAGCCCTTCAGGTATCGGACCGACGAAAACTTCGTAGCTAACGCGATGTGTCAACCTGGTGTTATTAACCATGTTGAACATCCCGTAACCCTTACCGTTAGTCGCGCCAATCCAGAGCCAGCAGCCGCTTTCGCCAAGACGACACTGATGAAACAGTTTCGCCTTAAGCAAGTCGTTCGCAGAAACTTTCTCGAACGGTACGTACTGGTTGAAAGGAATCTCTCTCACGATTATGCGACCACGCTCAGCGTGACTCTGTTTTCCATGTTATTAAAGGCTACGACCACGTAGTTGAAAGCACCCGCCTGCGTGCCCTGCTGTCCTGGAGGGTCGAGTACCAATTTCACCATGCGCCATGGCAGAGTCGCTGTGACCGCGGCCGTGGTTCCCGGCGTAATGAAGGCGCCAGAGAGGCCGTTGGCGACGTTGCCGCCCGAGACGTTGTGATTGACGTTCGCGCCCATTTGCGCCTGCGTCGCGCCCGTGGCGTCCGACTGAACCACGAACTGCGCGAGCGGATCGTTGATCACGTACGCTTCGATGGTGGACTGCGCCGTTGAGGCTACATCGGTGCCTGGCCAGTAGTTGCTCCACACCGTGCGCTTTTGCGAGGTTGAGAGATATTTGCAGCCCTGGAAGACGCCGCAAGTCGCGACCGCCGTGGCAGTCGTTGAAGGAATGATGGTGCCATCGCCTGCGCCGGCGCGCTGCACTGGGTCGCCGTAGAAAATTGCAGCGGCGTTGAAGTCGATGCCGCCATTCGCAAACGTAGTTTGCTCCATGGTCGGCGATGAGCCGGTGCCTTGGAACTGGCGGAAGCCGAAAGGACTTGACACATTTGGCACGCGAATCTCCTACTGGAGTCGCATAGCCACCGGGGATATGTGGGACCCGAAAATCTTACTTCTAACGAACCGCACCTGGCAGTTCAATCTTCGTAGGTGCTAGTTATCCTACATGGAATATAGAAAGTCAAGCATTGCGCCATGATTTACCTGCTGGTGTTGTCAATATTTCTTTTGGCGTCCAGCCAGCATGAAATCTAGCTTCTAAAGTTCTGCGGTTAATTCCGACACGGATGGACCACTCGGCAACAGTTAGAGTTAGCCCATCAAACGTGATTTTCACACTACTGCGCCTGTTTCTAGCCTGATCAATTCGCGTCTTCCACGCACAATTTTCCTTGAAATATCCCTTGTCATTATCCAATCGATCGATTGTCAATCCAGACGGCGGTTCGCCCATATCTTCAAGGAAATTCTCAAATTCAAACCATCGTTCGCACACTGTTATGCCGCGCGCGCCGTAATCCTCATACGCTGGATTTTTAGGATTCGTGCACCTGCCGAGCATAGAGCACCAAACCTTATAAATTCTGGTTTTGTTATATCGCGGCGCGTGACCATGCTTAGTGCTTCTTTTCGCGGTCACTTCTGCCTGAAGGCATCCGCAACTGCGACTGTGGCCGCTTCTTAATTTTTGTTCGGCAACGAATTGAATTTTCCCGCAATCACACTGACACAGGCGAAAACGTATGTTCGTTCCAGACGGATACGTGCGAATTTCAGTAGTTTCTAGGGTGGTCCAGCGAGCAAAACGTTCGCCAGTAATGATAGGCTTCGCAGCAGGCATGACGGTCTCCAATCCAGATCGTTGAGCTTAGGATGTCGCGGTGTATCAGCACCGCGGCGTCCGTTAATTATAAGCTAATGCGTGCCGTAAGTCGCGTGTAATTGGATGCCGCTGACCATCAGTGACAGTAGCCAAAGTGCCATACCGAGCCAGCCCCAAACCGGACGCTGAGGTGGTCCGCCGAAGAGATTGAACGCGGCGAAAAATAGAAAGACCAGTGCGAAGAGTTGGATTATTAGCGGGATTATATTCATCTTCGCACCGGAGTTAGGACTGGGCCCTGAGTGTCAAATTGAGCCGGAATGACGACTATTGCCGTGGATGGGAAATACTTTGGCGGACCAACGTCATCTAGGATTTCTTGCACCAACTCAAAGAGGCGGTCGAGTCTTTCATCGATCCGCCTCACGCGGTGCAATATGTCCATTTCCTCCCAAGTCAACAGTGTCATGACGTGGGACTACTTCGCTCGGCGAACGCTCGCGGCCGCTGCCACCGTCGCGGTGACCGGAGTCACGCTGATGCCGGTGCTCGGCAGGAAGTTCGCAGGCGTACCGGCTTCGGTGAATGCCTGGCTGATCGGCGTGCCCAAGGTGGCGCCATTCACGTCAAGGTCCGTGGCGACAACCGTGCCATTGCCCGGCGCGACTGAAGTCGAAAATGCCCACGGGGTCGGGGTTTCGACGCCGGTCAAAAGGACCGCGGCCTGCGCGACGCCGCTCGAGTCAGTGACCACGACGGAGGTGGAAGCGAACTGCGCGCCGGTCGGCGTGGCAATGGAGGCGCCCTTTTGGATGGCGACAATTACGGGGACAAGAGGGGTGGACATGTGATTTCCTTTATGGACTGATCGGTGGAAAAACCTAGGCGAAAACTACGCTTAAATCATAACAGCAATATGTCAGTGCTGACGCCGATGTGGCGTGAGCGTTGGACTACTTCGGCACCGCAATCGACTCGCGATCACGCCGAATATTGGTGAGCGGCGTGCCCTTGTTGTCCCGGTCAAACGTTCCAGGAGGGGCGCCCTTCAACTGCTCTTCCTTCTGGCGCACCTGGGATGTCGCCTTGCGATGCTCGCGGGCGACCGCTTCAGCGGTGATGACTGCGGGGCGCTCCATCAACACCATGCCTTGACGGTCAATCGTGGTGCCTTTGTAGGTGTCTGGCATTAATTCAGGGTGACGGCTGGCTGGAACCGGCTCCCAGCCCTTCATCGCGATTTGCACCTGATAGCCGGGATCTTGAGCGCCAAGCACGGTAAAGCGCTTCCATTCATAGCTCCAGCCGTCGGGGACCATGCGCGGGTCGATGTAGAATTCATTCACACCGTCATCATCCAATCCTGCGCCCATGTGCTCATGGAGCTCGGCGGCGCGGCGCGCGGCGCGCGTGCGGGGGTCTTCTTCGGCGAAGGTCTCCGTGGGCTTAGGCTGTGGCGGCGTCACGGCGGCTGCACCGAGTCCGGCAGTTGGAAGCGGCGCGTGCGGGCCGGAGCGGCGGCGCGGGGGTTCGCCGATGATGGGGTCGTCGTTGTCGGTACTCAATTTAGGCGTCCTTCTTGCTTGAGCGCAACCACTTGGCGCGCATATTCTTCATCCGTCATGTCGTTCAATTTCGCAATCTCGCGCTGCTCGGCTGAGAGGCGTACGACGTTCGGGCGCGAGCCTCCGCCATTGCCGGAGCGGCTCACGGGCGCGGCGGCGGGCGCCGGCGAGCGCTGGCTTGTGGGCCGCGCGGCATCAGACAAAGCCACTTCGGTCTCACCCGCATCATCTGGCGGCGCTTGCTTGAGTTCCAACCGTCGCTCAATCGCATCGAAGTACTCATCCGTGTCGGGCTTAATCCCCTCATCGATCGCATCCTCATGCGCACGGATCATTTTGCGATTCAAACGCGCATCGCGCACGTAATCCGGATGCGCGCGCACCCAAGCGGCGCTGCGCGGCGTCATATTGGCGGTGAATTGCTCAACTGGGTCGCTCGGCTCGCGCATGACAGGCTTTGGCGCTTTCTCAAGCTGAGTTTTGCCATTCTCGAGCTGCAACAGACGCGCCGAATTCGTTCCAATCTCGCGCTGCACCTTCGCAGCGGCCGCCCAGTCGCCCGCGGCGGCGGCTTCGGCGTATTTTCCTTCCAAAACGTCGAGTGATTGCGTCACGGTGGCGATTGCGCCCTTCACTAGGTCAAGTTGGGTGGCTTGAACGTCGGTTTTCGCCTTTACCTCACCCGATTCAGCCTCGCGCGCACGCTGTTCAGCAGCTACGCGCGCCGCTTGCTCATCGGCCAGCTGCTTTTTGAGCTTTTTGATGCCCTCTTCGGTGTCGGTGGCGGCTGCGGGCGTCGCTACGGCAGGGGACTCGACGACTTCGGCGGCTTTCGCGGGCTTCTTGGCCGGTTTTTCCGCAGCCTTAGCGTCGATTTCGTCCAAATCGATCTTAATTTCATCGGTTGATGCGCTCATTCGTCCTCTGTCGTGTAGATCGGCGGCGGGGATGGACATTTTTCTACCAAATCATCCCTGGGTTCGGAATTTTCATGCGAATTTGGTCATCGAACACGAGGCGGCAGTTCGTAAATGCCTTGGGATCTGAAGTGTCTTCGCCGCCGTTGACATCCATCGGCCACGTGTCGCTCGGGCGCGTGACTACCCAGTCATAAAGATCGATCGGGACGCCATAAGTAACGCCGGTGTCAGGATCGGTGCGCACGAACCGGCACGCGGAACCAATCTTAACCACCAATCCGACCTTGCCCTGGTAGTTGTCTTCCTTGCGAGTGCGATCGGTGAGCAAGATGCCGCCTGCGGATTTCTCAGGTCTGATGTAAATCGCGACTAGGACTTCGTTTTGCGCGATCTGAACCGCCGATAAATCGCCTAATTTAGATAAGATCGCTTCTTTTTCGTCAAGGATTGGGTCGGATTTCTTCAATGCGGATGGCATATTACAGCGCCCGTAGCCGACTGATTTCGACCTGCAGTAAGGTCAGCATATTTTCGTACGAGTCGATTTCCGCGTGCACCGCCTGGATGTCACCATTCGGAACAGCTTGCGGCGCGGTTCCGTTCTTCACGTCTTGCGGCTGAGTTCCAATCAATCGATCAAGTATTTCGCGAATATCGATAATCGATTTCGACAACTGGCCGCCGCTACTACCAAGTCGGTGCACAGCATGACGCAACATGGTCATTGGCTCTGCAGACGTTTGTGGATTTGAAATCGTCATCGTGGTCGCCGTGTTGCCTAGAACGCGGGCGCCGGTGGAATAATTACGATCCATGACTACCTCTTATTTATTATCGACGTGACTTCATCGCAATACGAGCCAGATACCTTATTCAGCGCTTCAATCTGCCCGACGTGAAAGCGATACTCGGCATAGTCTTTGACGGCCATACCTACCGCCATGATGTCTTTGATGCGCTCGATTTCATCCGCTATGAGTTTTTTTAGCTCGCTCTCGAACTGGGTGTTTAGCGTCTGCACTTAAGCCGGGCGAGCGCCATACGCGCGCATCTTCTCCAAGCGTGCGAGTCCGCCACCGGCCCCGGTATCAATCGGATAATTCGTGCGTCCGCCATGCTTTCGCGCCATCGGCGGCGGACCCATCGGCGGGGCAGCGCCAGGAGGTGGCATCTGCGGCGGGGGAGCCGGGATACCAGCAGGCCCCGGCGCTGCGCCCATAGGCATCGGAGGACGCGGAGGCGCACCGCCGCCTTGCGGGGCGATGACGATATTCACATTCATGCCCTTCTTTGATCGGCCGCCAGATGCGCGCGCGATGCGCCCGCTTTCCGGGCGCGTGCCATCATCAATGCCACCGCCCTTGGCTTTGCCGACTCGACCGCCCGAGCATTTGGCACAATCGCAACCTGAGCCGTGAGCCGCGCCGCCTTTGGCGAATGCACGAACTCCGGGGCGTTGCATTGGCATCGCTTGACGGCCCGCAGTGGCCATCGGAGCGGATGCCGGCATACCGGGACGTCCCATCATCGGGCCGCCGACCATCTTGTGAGCTCGGCCGCCCTTTTTCATGCCGCCGATGTGCTTCTCGCCCTCGCGTTCTTCGTTGGCAGATTTCATGTCGCGATTCATGAATGCGTTCGCGGTCATGCCGCCCGAGGCGCGGGGCTTGCGGCCGGCGTGCATAATGGCCTTGGCGCCGGTGACTTTGCCGCCTTTGCGGAAGGCTGGGCGACTGACCGGCCTTGGACCCGTCTGAATGCCGCCTTTTTCGCCCAAGGGTTCCCTCCATCCCGATGCGTCTATGTCGCCCTTCGGCGTGCGCGTCAGGCGCTCTGCCTTGTCTTCGGCGAGTTCGCGGGCTTTCTTGGATAGGTCTGACATCGTAGGCTCCTGAAATTACTCTGAATCTGGCGCGTTCGCAACTTTTACACGCGTCGAATCCTGCCACATATACTGCCAGAAGGCTTTGTTGCGCCATTGAGATTTGAAACAGGCCCGTATCTGCGGCCAGCAGTCACGTCGGCGGACATCGTAAATGTATCGGTAGAACTTCGTTGGTGTAACCGCGACAGGACCTTTGATCATCGAGGCGGCTTTGCAAATTTCCTCAAGCGATGCTTCCGTAAGATCTGTCATTTGAGGCCCTTATCAACGTCTTTGATGATCTTTGAGGTGCGTTTTCCGACTTTATCAGTGCTCACTTGCTTGCCCGACTCACCCGCCGTAGGAGCGCCGATAACTTTACCGGCAAGCGCAATGGCGGATTCTTTGAATTTATCGGCGCGATCCAAGTCACGGTTTTGGTTTTCGGTCTTCGCTTCCATCTCATGCACTGCAACCTCGCGTTCTTTCACCGCCACTTCGCGAGACTTCGAATCCGCGTCAATTAATTTTGCCTGCGCGAGCGCCGTATCGGCCGGCGTGTCTGACGGTGGCGCTTCTGGGCCGGCCGCTACGCCTTCGCCCTTGGGGGCATAGTGGCCGACGTCGATTTTGTTCTGTGCTTCGGCGGCGGTGGCTTTGGCCTCTGCCGTTTTCGCTTGGGCTTCCATGAGCTTGGCCTGCGCTTCGGTGGCTTTGTTTTTCATCTCCGCTTGCATCTGCTGAAGCTGTGGCGGCGGAGCACCTTGAGCCGCTGGGGGTACCATAAATTGTTGAGGATTTGCCCAGCCTATCCCACGGATCGCAGCTTTACAGATTGCTACCGGGTCCATGAGACTCGGGAAGGTAGTCTGAAGCGTAGCCAATCCCTGCAATTTTAGTATCCGCTGCCCCATGCTGGCCGTATTCGGATCCGCCTGCGGCACCAGCTCGCAGTTCTTCGCCGCCTGCAAAAATCTCTCCACATCCCACTTCGACTTGCACCCATTGCCGGCGAATGACTCGGGATGCTCAATAAAGCACTTCACGATGAGTTTAAATTCCTCAGCCTGCGCTGAGTGCAGCCGCTTATGCACGGAATTCATGATCTTTACCGCTTGATCGATGAGCGCGAGCGTCGTGCCGACCGGGGCTTCGGCGCGACCTTCGCCGACCTGCAGCTCCGATGTCCCGCCAACGCGCTGCCCGGTCTGCACCATGTCCTGAACGAGCGCCATCATCGGCGCCATGTGCGCCGTCTCATACGGCAGCGGCATGGCAAATTGCCCTATCGGCATGCCAGCGGTGTCAATCTGCGCCGATCCTCCTGGAGGAATTCGAAAAATATTCGTATTCTGGCGAGTGCCGGATTTGGCGGTCAAAAACCCTGGGAAGTTCGCGTACATGCCGTTATCGAGCATCTCGCGCCAGGCGGCAGTGACGGCATTGGTAGTGTTGCCCAAAATATGCAGCAATCCAATGTCGTAAAATCCTAAACCAGGGACGAAGGTGTACTTAACATAGCGCGTGCGGGCGGTCGGCAGCACCTGATCGTCTTCGTCGAAGTTGCGACTTACCGCCAGCACTTCGCGCGTAGAGACATCAATCGTCACAACATACGGAATCTCGAGCCCCGAATCCTTGCCCTTGTGCTGATGCTCAAGCCCAGGGATATTGAGCTCGCAGCAGATTTCATAGATTTCCCTGTCTCGGTCATCCTGCCGGTAGTTGTTAACCGTGAGCCCTTGTTGGGATTTTTTTTCCTCTTCCAGCGCATCTTCCTTGCGCGGCAACGGGTCCGATAGCGGTATGTCCTTGTAGACGCCAAGGATCTGCATGCGCCGAACTTCGGATTTTCGAAGGTACGTGCGATGCGTGACGCGCCGGGCGTTGGGTAAGCTGATCGCCGACTGATTGACGATGATGTCCTCCGCATCGACCGAAATAGATACTGGGCGGCTCTTGATGGGGCAGAAGTACACCTTTTTGAACGTCGTGCCGCCGAAGCCGAGCATCAACAGCATCCGATCCGTGTCGGGGTAGTACTCCGTCGCGCGCGCGGTCAAGTAGTGATTCATGTCGCGCTCGTAATCGTTCGCGAGTTCATCCTCGGCGAGCACGGCGTTGTTGTCGTCGTTTCGAATCTTAACAGGCCCGTCAGTGGGGAGTAGTTCTGAGCGTGCGTTGGCCTGAAAACGTAGCACCGCTTCTAAAAGGAGGGGGTGTCTGACCTTTGACATTCCCTCGACCGGCGCGCCATCGGCAGCGCCTTGGACGTTGGGGAGTTCGATTTTTAGCCCCAGAAGCTTGATGCCTAGGGCGCGATCGTCGATCCACTCAATCCGTGATAGAAGATCTTCATCCACGGCGCGCAGCAAATCCTCGGCAATGCCGCTGAGCGTGCCGGAATCGATTTCATCGACTAGATTGCGAAACCAGCCTTTGTTATCGTCATTGGCCGCCGCGGTGGAGATCGGCTTACCATCCAGGCTGACCGATACGGAGCCGTCACCGTGCGTGATCTTGAGGATATTGCCCTTCGTGTCGAAGTCCGGCACATCGGCGGATTCGGGGGCGAGTTCTACTGTGATGTCCGGCGGTAGCGGCGCGCCGTCGTCGCCTGTTAAGCGAAGATTGGCGTTGCCTAGGCCGGGGGCGGCGGCCATCAGTGCGAGCGCTCGGCGATATAGTCCATCAGTGGCGTGAGGGTAGACATTTGGTCAGAGAAAATCTTCAGGCCCAATAAAGCCGCATCATTATCAGATTTTGCAGCAATTTCATAGACCCGCGTACAATTGTGCGGGGGAAGTCCGGTTACTGTTACCCGAAAAAGCCACGGGCGCATGACTTTGGATATCAGATCGACAGTGCAGCTGCACAAAACCCGGACCGCGTCTCCGGTAATTATTGGCGATTTGTGGCCGTTGAGCATGGTTAGACAGGATACAGGGGTTCTTGTCTGCCGCGATAGCGCTGCAATTCCGCCAGCTCGGCGGCTTTCTCTGGAGCGCGCGCGATCAGTCCATTATCGCGCATGTGTCTTATGGCTTGAGAAACTGTGTCGGTCAAATCATCGAATTTCGCATACGGGAATTGCGCCACTTGCGTTATCACCATGTCGGCCCACTTTCGATCAGGCGCATAGATAATTCCCTCCGCGAATAAATGCTGAATTGAAAATAGACGCGAGAGTTTGTCTTGGCTTTTCGGGTCATACAATTGCACGCCGAATTTTTCGTTAGCATAGAGGCGGCGAACTTCCTGAGCCACGCTATGGCCAGCCGCTTTTGCCTCCACTAGGAGAAGATCAACTTTTAATTTTATGCAAGTCTCAGCCACCTTTTCTACAAGCTTGTGCAATTCCAAACGGTCCTGCCATGCGTGCATGAGCATGACCTTCGGCGCTGTAGCTGCTTCAAAAGTTTCATTGTCGCGATACATGGGCTGCGAGTTTCCGCGCTTATCGATCACTCTGTTAGGAGCATCAACTAGCGAGCGCTCACCGGAAAATACGCCCCACACAGTGAGCGCTGAAAAATCGTTGCTGGTCTTCTCCGTGTACGCGGTATCCAAACTCGCCATAACGAAATCCATCGACGGGAATGTTTCTCTCTCCCACAGCTTCCAATAATCCCGTGGGATGATGCCGCCGCCCGCAGGCTCTGGTCGCTGCTGCAACTGACCATTTGCGATCATCGGACCCAATGCGCGCTCGAGAGAAACGACTTCTTCTTCGCCAAATCGTTCCGGCCACATGAGTTCCCCGGCAACCGTGCGCGGATCCTTCCATCCGATCTGAGTTACGAATGATCGGTCCGGTTCATAGCGCATCGGGATCATCAAATGACACCACTCGCCGGTATTTTTCTCCAAAATATGACCGCTGATGTCGTTCTCGGCGAGCCTTTGCTGGATGACGATGAAAGCGCCAGTTTTTGGGTCGTTTAAGCGAGTTGAAGCGACCGAATCCCACCAGTCTGTCGTCGCTTTGATCGATGCGTCAGAAAAAGCCTCATTAGCAGCGTTTAAATCATCTCCCACGAGTATTTGAGCGCCTTCGCCAGTGGTAGCGCCATCGACGGATGTTATTAAGCGCTCGCCGCCTTTGCTATTTGTGAAGCGGGACTTCGTATTCTGGTCAGAAACTAATGCGAATCGATTTCCCCATCGCTCCTGATACCAATTCGACTCGATTAAGCGCCGACATTTCACCGAATCGCGCAATGAGAGCTGATTTGCGTACGAAGAATACAAAAACGGCACGCCAGGTCCGCTCACTGGCGTGACGCGCGATTGCGCCCAGCACCACGGCAGCAATGCAACGCTCACGAGCCCGGATTTAGAGCAGCGCGGACTAATATTTATGAGCAGCTTGCGGATTTCGCCGTCAATCACGGCCTGCAAATGTTCGGCCACCGCATCAATTGCCCAAGAATCTACCCATGGCGCAGAATCTATGAACGGCCATGCGGCTTTGTAGAACTCGTAGAGACTATCCTGACAATCCGCGGCGTCTAGATCCAAAAGTTGGCGTTTCGGATCAATCCCGCTTAAGTCAAAGTCTTGGAGCATGGGCGCGACAATAGCGCAAGTCCCTTACGGGGACCACTCGGCGGCACTAATTTTCTCCGCGCGCCACAACAGTTAACGATTGCTGCTCGGCCGCCTCACTAAGCAGGGAAGGGCGGCGAACCCTCTCTTTGGATTCTATATTTGTCGGCTCCTTTGCGTACCCATCGCGCCGATGAATCGCATTCCAAAGCGTCCTAAGTGAGCAGCCCATTTTATGCGCCATACACTTCGCTGGCGGCTGCTTGTTGCGGCCTTTGATCGAGTACCAGGCGTCGATGATCGAGACTTGCGCGGGGGTTAGGATGCGGCGGCGGGTCATTTGACGCTAGGATCAACACCCAATACCTCAATGAGCCAATCTCTCATCTGCACCGCAACTTCATTCTTCACTAAAATCTCATGGCCATCTGGCCAATCGATTCGGATGTGAGTGAAAGAGCCGTCCGAATTCATCGGCGCTCGGCAGCGTATGTCGTCAATCGTCACGAAACGTGGGCCGAACTTCTTCACTCAATCACCGGCTCATCCTCAGGATCGCCACTGCCGCCCGACTGCACGTGCTCGATCATCGCGCGCAGCTGGGCACGCTGCTCGTAAGTGAGCTTCGATGAGTCAATCACCGGCGCCTTGTTCCTGTTGTCATCGAGTTCAACCTGCTTCTTAGGCGGCTTCCATTCATCCCCGGCGCGCCGTTCGAGTATCGCCATGCCGACCTTCGCGGCGTTTGGATCCGTATCCGATATCGCCTTGCGGTTCATATTCGCCGCGATGGCGGAGAGAATCTCGGCTGCTCCGAGTTCGTAGTCATCGGCATAGTGAGTCGTCAGCACGGCGACCGTGATACCCAATTGCTTCGCCGCGAGCGTCTTAGACAGCCCGAGTTCACCCGCGAGGCGCACAAATCTTTGATAGATCGGTGATGGATGCTCACCGGCCGTGCGCAGCAACTCGATTCTATCCTGGTGGGCTTTCTCGGACTCCTCGAGGCGAGATTTCACCCATAGCGTGATGGCTTCGCGTTTGTCGTCGGGGAGGTTTGGGAGGTCGTCAGTCACGACGTTTCGCTAACTCAGGCGCTGCGATATCATACCCGCCAGATTTACCCACACTCCGCGCCCACTTCCCGCGCCGCTCAAGCAGCCCGCGGATGTACTCGCCGAGTTTCTCGCCGGACTCCCATGCCTCCACTTGAAGCTCGGACTTCAATCGCGGCGTCACGGTGAATGCAATCGTTGCGGTGCGGCCGCTAGACATGGATGGCAGAGTCGGCATCATCAGTTGTCACTTTGTTGCGCCTGATCACAATCGTGATTTCCTCGCCTTCCTCCATTTGATCCCATGCGCCCTCGGCTGCGGCGAGAACCGCTTCGCGGGCCTGGTCGTCGTCGTCGCAAACGAAAGTGTCAAAGTCGCTGCTGTTGTATGGATGCGGCTCGATCTCCCATTTGAAGATCCTGCCTTCGTCGAAAACTTCGCCGTCGTCGTCCGGCGGATCGCCCGCGTCGGGAATTTCGGCCATCGCGTTACCCATGTTCAGCGCCTCCGCTGGCAGTAGAGCCTTCAATCCGTTGAAGTTCGGCGCGCCGCCCGGCACGGATGTGTGCGCTAGATTCAGATTCGATGAACTGCGAGCAAATAAAGCCATCGCAGCTTGGGCCAACTGAGCGGCCACGCTGCATGTCGTGGCGTTCCGCCGGACAAAGCGACGACTTCATCCAATTGGAGCAGTCCCCGCAGCGGATCTTCGCTATTTCCACACGAAGCTCATGCATGCGCACTCGACGGTGTATTTGATCCGACAGCATTCCGGCGAAGTCCCATACCTCATCCATGCTCTGATCCTCCATCGTCCGCTGTCACGGCGCTCACTCCGTACACGCATAATCCATCGGACACGAAGACCTACCCGCACACCTAACCGGATTGTGACAGAACGCCGGCTCATCGCCCGACTGGAAAATTACCGGCACGGCGAAGTAGGGTAAGGATTTGCCGCCGCTCACGGTGCGCCCAGTGAGATTCTCGGCTTTTGTGATCGCGGCGGCGAGCGTCTTGCCTTCGCAGGACCCGCTCGTGCCGTCGGTGAAGTTTAGCCAGTAGGCGCTCACTTTCCCTCACCGTGGATTGAATATTGAGAACATCGCGTTTCTTCTATCCAAATCTTGCCGGTAAATACTCGCGCCGTGTAGGTCGAACTGCAAGACCACGACGAGGTAGGAAGCTCGTACACCAATTGCGGCGGTCTGTGGTCCCACCAGTACTCGCCTATTGCGGCAATAATCAAAACATGCGCAGAAACCCAAGCACACATGAGCCACCCATTCATGTTCCTGTCAACTCCGACGGTTAGCGGGATGCCAACAAACGCGATGGCCAGAAGAAAGCATAGTACGGGGACGAATATAGTCATATGGTTAGCACCCATACTGCCACACCGAAAAGCATTCCGGCAGTGATAATACCGGCTAGCAGGCGATCGGCGTTCATGGCTCGCCCATCACGCATTCGACGTCCCGCCACTCGCCTTTGGCTAAATCGCGCATGTATCCAGGCATGTCCTCTGCCCAGTACTGCTGCAGGATTTTCATCGTGGCGGAATTCTCGGCGTCTAACGAGACGGCGCGCTCGACGAAGCGTAGGCGGGCGGTGGGGATGAGCGCGTTCAAAATCGCACCTCATCTTCTTCGTCTTCCTCACTCAATCCTGAGTACGTCACCGCCTTAGGATGGTCTTTCAACTCCCACACGAAGCTAGGAGCCTGCGAGATTTTCGAGCAGAGCTTGCGCGCTACTTCCTCGGAAACCACAGTGAGCCGATAGATTGCGCTCGAACCGAAGTAACTGGTTGAGAACGTTTCGCCATCCGGGATATCGACGCGCAGCATCGGACTGCCTGCGATCATCTCCTCAGTGCAGCGGCCTACAACGCGCTGGTGTCCCATCAGTTCGACGTTCGCCCATTGTTCGAATTTTTCTGTCATGGCGGAATTCCCTCATCCCACTCGTAAGTTTCTGGGCCATCTTCGCCGGCTTTTTGTTCTCGAACCCACGCTTGGTAGTCCGGAACCAAACAGCGCACCACTTGATCCAACACCCATTGCTTATGATGAGCGCCGTCAATTCCGGCGTAGCGCTCAATTACCGTGAGCGCTGATAGGATTTTTATCTCGTCGCTGTTCATTTCAGCGCTTCCTCAATGAGTTCTAGAATCAGCACGAGCGTCTCCGTATCTTCCAGTGATCCGCGATCTTCGAATATCGACATCGCATTCTGGCACGCCCGCTTATACTTCTCCCGCTCCGCCGCCACGATGTCCCAGTCTGTGCCCCGATACCACACCGCCGCGCGCGGCTCCACACCCTGAGCCGGCTGCATGGACAAAAAATGCCCTGCGCTGGTGGTCATGGGGATGTGGGGGCCGGTGGCGGTGCTCACGCCGCCCACTCCTTCGACGGCGAAGCCCAGCGATAGCCGCACACCTTGCGTGATCGCCTCACCGACAGCATGCCAGCATTGCCCGCAACCGCCATAATGTCAGTCGATGTCCAGCGGCGCGCAGCTTCAGGCTTCACGCCTTTTTTCTTCGCGCGAAGTATGCGCTTGCCCATCGCCATAACTTTCGATCGGTTGAACGATCCGGGCTTGCGGCGTTGGCCGGCGGGCGTGCTCACGCATCCGCCGGCATGCGGGAGTTGTGGCGCACGGGCGGCGCCGACTCGTCCTCGATGTCCGGCAGCACGGTGGTGTCCAGCACCTCGAGCGTCCCCGCCTTCGCCGCGCCGTAGATATCCTCGGTCGTGGCCACCGCGGCGCTGAAGCGCTCGTTCACCACCGCCTTAATCGCGCCCGCCTGGTTTGCCGCGCGCACGTACCTGACCGGCTCACCGTTCGTCTTGACGATGTAGATTCTCATCGCAATTTCCCCTGATGTAATCGTAAAATCTGTTCGATATCTCAAGCAGCGACTCGACGCTGCGCGCGTTCCACCTTATCGCATGCCCCAACGCCTGACTGCGCAGCCACGCATCGAAGGCCCCGCCCGACTCGCGCGCCAGCATCTCGAAGTCGGCGTCGTTCATCGCGCACCATCGCTGCGCAACAAATACGCCAACTCTCGCGCCTCGTTCACCAAATGGCTAACGTTATCGATCGCACCGTGTCTGTGGCCCTTCAGTTCTAGCCACAGCAGATAGTCGGATGCCGCGCCGAGCGCAAGCTGAAGGCGGTCGATATCGCCTAGCATTACAGTTACAGGCTGCGAGTAACGCGGATTGTATTGGCGAGATGGTATCGTCTTCGCAGCGTCGTTCATGGCATCGGGCCCTCGGTCGGACCGGTATCGACGTGCGCAAAGGCTTTATCGAGGATGTCTGAAATCGCCCACTGCATCGTTAGTCCCTTGCGGGCGCACCAGACCTTAATGCGGCCGTGCGTCTCGGGCGTCAGCGTCAGGTTCACTCGCTTCCTCTTCACCGCCGGTGTCGTCTCCGTATTCGTCTGAGTACTCATTTGCGTCAATACTATCATCTGGGCTAGGCGTGTCAATAGTATTTCCGTGTTCGTCATACGTACCCGGTGGCGGCTCGCCGAAACAGTCGCGGTATATCTGGCCTGCACTGCCTGGCCTGAAACCGCGCGGCTCTGGCGCAGGCGCAGGCTTCGGCGGCGCGGCGCGTACCGGCGCCGGCGTGGCCGCCCGCGGCAGCGGATCCGGCGCGCGCAAAACGGTTGGCACCACCGCTGTCGGCTGCGTTAGCCGCAACCCGTTCGGCCCAGACATCAGGGCTACCATTTCGACTAAGCCATCCTGCATCGAGCGGCCGTTTCGAATGCACCAAGCTTTGAGGCTCGCGTGGACATCCTTCGGGAAATGCACGTTGATCCAGACGTGATTCTTCGTACTTGTCACATTATCTCCTAGTGATACTTATTCGGTACCGTATTAACTATGGCCTAAAATAATACCATATTGGATACTATGATGTATAGGATAAAAGGGGACCCATTTTCCAGATTGATTCCCAGAATCTGACTTTTCCCTATATGCCATCGCGGCGCGCAGGTACCGGTACAGGAGTCCCAAATTCCTAGAAAAGGGGGTGTACCGGGGTCGAAATTGCCTAATAGGCCAGGCGGGCGGCTGATATGGCCTAGAGACCGCCATGCCGTGAGCCGAGCTTCGAGCGTGCCTCGGTCGCTGGCGCCAGCGCGATCCCATGCTGCATAGTGACTTCGCATAATCCTTATTATGTAACATAAGTATTACCAATGATATCAATGAGTTAACATATATCTACAATAGCTATCCACAGTTACGCGTGCAAACCAATACCAGTCAGCGGCACAGATCAAACTTGTGGCGAGTTCGCTAGGTCGAGGGTTAGTTGCACCGCATCATTGTTGCATCGCAGCGAATTCCATATGGATCGAAGGAGTGGCGATCGGGATTAGAGTTGGATTGATAAGCCAAACCTATCACCAATTTTATAACTGACTTATCAAAAAGTTGATAGACCGCGATTATCAATATAGACCGTAAGGACTGTAAGGCATACTGTAAGATATAAGTACATGTATTTAATATAATTATTACAGTCTTACAGTTAGTACAGTATAAATAGCATGGTACATGAGATATTTGACCATGGTAATGGTGGTAATTTAACAATAATAAAAATGATAAAATGAATGTTGCCTCCCAGACCTGTAAGAGCTGTACATCGCAGTGCAGCAATTGACCGAGGCAAACGAGTGCTGCGATGCGTGACCGAAGTGGAAACCGAGATACGCCTCACAGAGTTCGGTGTTGACAAGTGAGCCACATAAACATACCATTTGACACAGAAGAGATGAATCGCCCAATAGCGCATCAGAGATTGGACACATACGGAGATGAATATTTATGCAACTCACCGTTAAGATACCGAAGGTCGGAACTCTCACTGCGTCATCCATTGAGGCGTTAGGCAATGCCGCATGGGACGCCGTGCACACCGCACCAAATGGCTTCAGCACTGGCTTTGGCTGCTCCGAGGTCGGTAGCAACTGGCCAGTGAAATGCGATGGCGTAAAGATCGGCACGTTGCGTTATAACGGTCGCTTCGACGCGGCTGTGTCATGAGAGACGGCATCGAAGTTGTATGGCACACGTGGGACACCGCGCCTGCCGATCTGTGGCCGCTGATCAGGGAGTGGATACGCGTGCAGCGGCAGGCATATGCGCTGTTCTTCGATGGGAAATTAATATGAGCGCCGATGTGTGGTATTGGCTCGCCGTCGCATCGCTTATAGTAATTGGCTTCGTTTGCCTGCTGGAGGAATTGCAGTCATGAATAACGTGAGATTAGACACGCGATCGATTAGATACTGGCGCATCGTCAACGGCCGCGTCGATCATGAGGCGCGCAATCGCTATGCCGCAGCTTTCGCTGTCGGACTCGCGATATTGGTTTGCGCGGCGCTCGCTGCGAGCGCTATTGCGTCAGCCTGAATCTTCGGTAATTCTCTTCGGCTTAACCCACTGGCGCTTGTTATCGACGGTTTTCTGAATCCATCCATACGCCTTTAAGATATTGACCACACGCAGTTTCTCGATATGTGTCATATCCTTTGTTGTTAGTTGAATTCCACTGTCAGTGAGAATCTTGGCTACTTGTACTGGGTGTCCGGCAATAGCCCGCGGCTCGCAATAGACCAGCACATCCTCAGTCCACAAATCCTCGGAATTACGAGCGCGCTGTTCAATTGAGGTCTCTTCCGCTGGCATCTTGTAGTAAGCCTCACCTTGGCGATATGCATGAAGCGCCTCAGCGAATATTTGCTCACGCTGGTTGCGCAGCGCCTCGAGGTTAATTGTTTTTCCGCAGCGCAGCGGCCAATAGCGGCGAATGCCGCGCATTTCAGGTAGATAGTCCTCGGTTTCTGATGTCGCTGCAAAGATGCATTTGCGCGGATGATCTTCATCATGACGCCCGTACTTGATTCTGTATCGATCGGTGCGCGTGGTAATAGTTGAGATAACGTGACTGTGATCACGGCGGCTGAATCCAGCCATATCCGGAATTTCAACCAGCCATTTGCCTTGAATAGTATTGATGAATTCATAGCTGCCAAAGGCCGTGCCGACTGCGGCATACCAGCGATCGCCTAGAATTTCTAGTGCAGATGATTTGCCAGCGCCCATGGTGCCTTCTAGTACTGGCATGTGATCGGCCTGTATGCCAGGCTTATACGCGCGCGCGATCATGGAAATGATCCAATTGCGACCTACCGCCATTGAATAGGCCGTGAGCGGCACATGCAAGCAATCGCCAAGCCAAGTGCTAAGTCTCTCCGTGCCGTCCCATTCGAGGGATTCGAGCCACTCCTGCGCCGAGTTGCGCGGGTTTTGATGTGCGGCGTGACCTATTGCGTCATCGACCATTTTCAGGGAAATCTTAGGCAATCGCAGCGTGTACTGAATAAAAGCGGCGAGATTCTTCGAATCTATATCAGTCCACTCCCGAGGATATGGCCCGGTCGTCGTGTGATAGACGCGCTCGCAGAAATGATCCCACCAGATCTTGCCTTTGAAGTTCTTATGAAATCGCATGATCATGCTGACATTGGCCAGCGTTGGGTAGGGGATGTCTTTCGAATCCGCTAAAAGCCCCATTTCTTTCCAGAGAACCAGATTCGATCGAGTCGGCTGCTCGTTGGGGTAATCCTCGGCGTGAGGATGTTCGTTCTTTGGGAGATATTCGGATGGCGCCAGGGCCGGCTCCGCCGCTGCAGCGACCGAAACCTCTTGTGTGGCCTGCGTAGGCGAAGTCGCGGGAGACAAGTCCGCTGCAACGGCTGGAGTCGGCGCCGGCTTATCCTCGGCCGGCTTCGATATCTTATCCGTAATATGCGCTGTCGCCCAATCCCGAATTTGCGCCGGGCTCCAGCCTTCGGCGACCGCATCGCCGATATCCCACCCTGGATCCTGGCCATTGGGCTGCACCACGCGGACTCTGGTGGCAATTGGTGCCAATATCTGAGCGAGCTCGGCTCCGGCCGCGCGCCCCGGCTCATCGGCGTCCGGCCAAATGATGACATCGCGCCGCTCGAGGCATGTCCAGTCGGTCTGCTTAACGGCCCCCGAGCCCCCCGCCCAGGTCATGCACACATAGGCGCGCAGCTGCTGCGATGCGATATCGGCGCACTTCTCGCCCTCGACGATCATCACTGGGGCGGTGGGGTGCAATTTTAGGAGGTCGGCGTTGTAGGGCGGCTTTTGCCCTGTGTAGCCGCGCATGTGCCATTTCCCCTCCCGCCACGTCCATTGGCAGAACTCCTTGCCCTCAGGCAAATTGTAGCGAGTGATCCAAAAGGCCTCCCCATAGCGATAGGTGGCGTCAGCTTTGCCGTGAGTCGGGTGGTCCCTAGGATTGGGTGCGTCGGGCGGGATCGGCTCTGAGATGCTCTGGGGCGGTTTGGCGGGCCTCGTGCGGGGGAGTGTTTTGGGCGCCACGCCATCGATTACCCCTACCAACTGCGCGACCTGCTTAAGTGCGGCACCGTTATTGATATGGTTCAGCGCAGCATAAAGGCTTACGAGGTCGCCGCCCTTTTCGTTCCCCGCGCCGTGCATCCACGCGCCAGTGTTCAAATTCACGGTCCAGGAGTCCCCCGGCCCGCCATTGGCCTTACGCTCACCCAAATACTCATGCCCGCGGCGCGTGCCGCCAGAGAGCCACTGGGGGAGCAGAATTAGGGCGTCCGCGAGCGCAGCGGAGCCAACGTCATCGAAAGTGATCGCCATTTTGGCCCTAGGCCGTTGTGGCGGATGGCTGACTGGTGCGAATGACGTGATCGCGGACGAGCTTTTCGATTGCGGCTGATCTGTTTCCGCCCGAGATCTTGGATAATTCCAGGAGAACCTGGGGCGATAGATTCACATTCACCGAAATTCTACGCCCTTCTTTGAGGGGTTCTTGGCGCGTTGCATGGTACATTTCGGCTCGGATATCAACATATGGTGGGGCGACCGAATGTAGGACTTACACGGACAACCGTCAAGGCATTATGACGAATCGGCGAGAATTATTTTCCGCGCTTCCTCCACACTCCGCGCCACCCCAGCCCGCCCGCCCGCGCGGCGCACTGTGTCGATGAAGGCGAGCTGCTCTGAGGTCACGCGCGTGCGCTCGCCCTTTACTTCGACGGCAGTGAATACGGCGATAGGAGCCACGCCTTCGCTAGCAAATTTGCCCCATCGTTCAATCGTCGTCCACCCAATCAAATCGCTAATCCCGGTCGCGCCGAGTTTGATCGGATACCAGGGCGAGAGGATAAGGCGGTTGGGCGTCTGCTCAACGACGCGACCCTGCCACGCGCTGCCCGCATTCACGCGCAATAATCTGGTGGACCCTCGGCTCAGTTCTCGCTGGATATCGTTTTGGATGTCGCGCTCGGTCACTTCGGCCACCGCCAATACCAATGTCTGAAGTGTCCCATTGATATTCCGTGGCTTCCGATTGATAGATGCCATTCGGCAGACCATCCCCAACGAATCCATAGCCCCATGTGGCTGCCTATGCTGACGCGCAGGCGGCGGCCGGGATGAAAGATGACGTCGCGATATCTCATACCGTATAGCGCGTCTCAATTGTGCACGTGGTCACCGGTGGCGGCTGATAGTTAGGGCTCTGCCACGGCCCGAATCTGAAATAAATCTTAGGTGATGACGGTCCACCCCACGAATAACGGCACTTGCCATTTACGGTCCAGCGCACAAAGTGGCAATGTTCGCCGCGCTTCTCCAACTTTCGCTTGCGACGTGCTGATATTTCACGCGGCTCGCGAAATTTAGGCTGCTTCGGGAAAAGATCGCGAAGTAAAGGCAGCGGATATTCTTCCTGCGTCCTAAACGATTGGATCATTTCAGCGAAGAATTTTGGATCTGCCAGAAGTGATGCGTTAGGTATTGCCATTTCGTTCCCAAAGGTATCTGCACGCCAATTCGACGGTGCGAGGGATTACGGCGTCACCTGCGACATACAAGCGCATCGTGCGTTCGTTGATATCTAGCGCCACGGCCGCAGCGCGCTGCGACATGTCAGCGCGGTCCAGGAGGCGACGAAGTTGCATGGAGTTCATGCGTCCGCCTTGGTGAGAGCGGCGCGTGCTTTGACTTGAGCAGCGCGAATGCGCTCGTTAGCTTTGACGACGGACAACGTGTCATCCGACGTGTAGGTATTTGCGTGATCGACATCAACGTAAGCGGCCACACACTCACGCAGCGCATCCACAAGTGCCTCTCGCTCTGCCAAAAGTCCGCGCCGAGTCTTCCAATGAATTTCGTCCTGCTCCCGCAGGTGCTTGATGACATCACGCAGACCTGGGGCGAGCATAGTTGTCTCTACCTCGACATATCCTGGCGGGATATCACCTCTGGCAATTGAGACCAGATGAGTCAAATGCACGTAGGTGCGCAAGTGTGTTTCAGTGGCGCTCATGACCGCACGTCCGGATCAGCGCCAACGCCATTGGCGTTGCCCATGTATCCGACTTTGGTGGAGGCATCTTGCGCTTTAGCTATTGCAGCACGAGCGTTAATGCGGGCCTGCTTAGCTGTCATGGGCTCGCGGCCTTCCGCGTCGAGCATTCCGAGCAGCGCTTCCAAAAGATCCGGCGCTGCGGCGATTAGGCGGGCGTTTGCATCGGCTACGCGAATCGCCGCGCCATTGTCGTCCTCCGGCATAACGACGCAGATATCGGTTGATGTGAAGCCGGTATCTCGGCCCTCGAACGCTATGGTGCAGCCAAGACTGCCATTGGTATGCGGGAAAATATTCCAAGGGCCTTGTGTGAAGAAGTTGCTCATTTTCCTTTCTCCTATGCCCAGCGGTATTGCTGGATTAAGCGTAGGGTCTAATACCCTAAGTAGGGTGTCAAGCCCTACATTAAATATCTAAATGCCCTTCGCCCCTACAGGCCCGGCACTCGCGCGGGCTGCCGTCCTCATAATGCGATCCGCTCAAACCGCTGCCCATGCAGTCTTGACATATTCGGCTTCCGACAATGCCGAAGTCTCCACTCATACAGTTGTCGCATATCGGCTTGAACAGCGTTGTCGGCTCACCGCATCCAGCGCATACCAGGCCTGGGCCACTCACTTGCAAAGATCCTTGTACATCCACTCAAATTCACGTAACCGGTCAATCTCTTTGGCCAACTCCGCGTAATCCGAATACAGCACGTAATCGCCTTCCGTGTTCTCGCGCATTGTTGCCGAATGGCGTAGTAAGGACGGAATCGCTTAACCACTTTTTCTCACCTGCGCCACGCCCCGCGGACAAGGCGTACAGTCATATCCCAATTGCGTGCCGTGCGCGCAAACGCTCCCGCTCATCACATGCCGGTCAAACTCTTCGAGCACTGAGCATCGCTGACAGAGCGGCTGGGAGTCGGCGTGCTTCCAAGCGAGTTTGCAGGCGCAGGGCATCAGGGAGATTATGCGATGTTGGGCGGCGAGTAACTCAGCGTCTGTCATTGAATTTCTCGCGTGCCTTGCGCTCGATTTCGATTGCACGAGCGCGGTCTTCTTCGGTTGCGCCAGGGAACATCAGCATTTTGGGCGTTTTCATATGCTCGCGATCCTCGCGCCGAGCCGCTGCTAGGTCTAGACGGATGTGCGCCATTTGATTGAGCAACGTGCGCTTGAATTCGAGGACGTGACGGTAGGTGCGCTCGGAGAGGGCGGCGGCTGTGGGTTTGGCGTGGCGCTTGGTCATGCGAATAACTCCTCGCTCGCCCGCACTTCGCCGCGGCTTGGCTCAGTCACAATCTGTTTGGACGCCATCCGGTAAATGTACGCATCGCGAGTTGACCGCTTGAATCCGGTACGCTGGGTCACTTCATCGCGCGCCAGCGCTTTCGGGTAAACGTCGATCAGATTCTCAAGAATCAGCCGCTCGCCCTGTGGGAGTTTGTCCAGCCAGAATTGCTGCAGCTCTGCGCCGCGTGGCAAAGGCTCGGCGTCCGGCAATGCCAGTACCCCGTCCTCCGTCGCGGTCACGGTCTCGCCGTTGACATCTACCAGACTTTTTTCCTTGAGCCGATAGATGTAAGCGTCGCGGGTGCTGCGCTTGAATCCTGTAAGTACGGTGATCTGTTCGCGTCGCAGGCCATCAGGGTATTGAATGCATGCCGACAGCACGGCGACTTCGCCCTTCGGCAGATCGGTCGCAGGAGCATGTCCATTCGTCTTTGCACGCGGAGCGACCTTTGGCGGCGAGGGTCGATGACGCTCAAGTCTGACCGGGACGCCAGCCATCTGAGTCTTGAATGCTGGCGCCGGCGGCATGTTCCTTGACCACGATTCGAGCGAACCGTAAAAGACTTCAAGCTGATCAGTGATGCTCTCCTGGCCCAGCCTGAACCCTTCCTCGAACCGGCTCTTTTCGAGCGCCGCGGTATCGACAGGCGCGGCGGCTAGTGTCGTCTTAATCTGCCGCTGTAACTCCGCAATCTTCGCCTTGAGGGCCGATGGGTCGTTAGCCAAGGCATCGGCCTTGACCGCCTGCAGCTTGGCGCTAATGGCTTCCTTGTCGATTGGAGCGAGAACTTGGCCATGCTGTTCGCTGCCGTCCGGCGCGCGACCCGTATCGAAGGTGCGGATCTTGGGGAAGCTGATGCGGTCGAGAATCCCCAGTTCAGGCGCCCACACCCAGCCTTGACCTGTCTTGAGCGAAGCCAGGCTCGATATGATTTCGTTGCCTTTTGCCTTGTCGGCATTGTCCTCGATCCATTCGCGCACGGCGTTGCGGTCCTGCGGAGCGATCAGGCGAAGTGCTACTAGCGTCTCGCATTGAGTAAGGCTGTCCTTGTGCAACTTCGCCGGGCGCTGGGTAATCATGATTATGCGTAGCCCACGCGATCTACCAAGGCTCACTAGATTGTTCGTAGCGGACAGCATCTCACCAGCCTGAGGGCTGTTCACCTTGCCCTGCGGCGCGAACAGATGCGCCTCGTCAATGACTAGATGAAGCGGTCCCTTGTTCTTGCGGATCAGCGCATCTGCAAAGTCCGCCATGAATCGTGTACGCTCGCCGACTCGCATTAGCGATGTGTCGATGATTGCTGGCGTCGAGGACGTGCCGATCGTCTCCGCGATTGCTTCGCCGTACTGACCGGCAAGCGTCAGATCCGCGTGACTTCCGCCAAAGATGACGACCGGATATCCGCCGCTCTTGCCGGTCGCGCTTGATCGTAGGCCATTCCACGCGCCGGTAGGATCTATGATACAGACCCTTGCATTCTCATCAAGTAATCCCTCGACGATGCCGCGAACAGCATAAGACTTGCCGGATCCGGTTTTTCCGAGCACTGCGATGTGCTGTGCGAGTGCGGCTTTCGGGAACTGATTCACGCCACATCCCCCATCTGATAAGTTACGAGCGGTGCGTACTGCGAGCTAATCCGCCGCTCCGCCTCCATCTTAAATATCTGCTCAGGAGATCGCAGCCGCACATGGTAAATCATATCCGCCCAGTGCTTACGCTGCTCGGCTTCAGTCGTTGCCGCAATGAGCTGCTCGTAGGCGGCGTCTATTAGGGATTCGCGGTCTGAGTCGGTCATACGCCACCGTTTATTGGATTCGCGTTATTCCAAAGCTCAATGCCTTGCGCCTCTGTCTTAGTGTGGAAGTGATCGCGGCCGTGATCGCGCTTTGAGCATGGTTTGCAGCCGACCCACCAGCCATTTTCTGGCGTCCCGAAGCATTCGATGAATTCGTTGCCGCATACGACACACGGATTGCAACGTGGCTTGACTACGTCGTGATACGGAACATGCTTGATGCCTTCTGCCGTCATGCGCGTGAACCCGCGACCGTGCATCGCCATGTCGGCGAATGCGGCACTGATGGCTTCTTTGTCTTTTTCGGTCATATTGGGCTTCCTTTGTGCGCTTCAGCGTGACAGTGTGGGCAAAAGCGTTCGTCGCGGCCTTTGAATTTCTTCTTGCATGTCGGGCATATGTGTTCTGGCAATCGCTTCATTGCTGCCAAACGTTCGTAGTGATCTGGGTCCCGCGCTTTACTCGCGCCTTTCGTTTTGCCACCCTTACCGCCGATTCCCGCCATATATGCGGAGACCGCTTTAGGTATTTCTTTGCTCATGACAACTTCTTCGCCCGCACCCGCAGGACGAATAGATTTCCCTCACAATCAGGAGCCCATTCCGTCGTCCATGAGACGATGTAAGAACGCTGACCGATACCGCGAGTGTAAGGGGTTACACGCGCACCGTGGCGCTTCGCCATTTCGAGCATGCGGCGCGGATCCATGGCGCGCCATTCAGCGTGCATGTTGTACGCGCAACTCATGACGCGATCCTCGGCGCTTGCGCATCGTCCTGAGTTTGCGGAAACGGGCCGGCCCACACTTGGAAGCGATCGCTCCAGCGGTAGACTTCGCCAGTTGCCAAGGTGGCCGCGTTGCTGTCCTGGCTGAGATTGCGGGAGGTAAGAGCCATCTGTTTCGCCGTGAAGAATTTGCTGGTGTAATGCTTGTTCATTTCCATCTCCTGTGTTGACCGTGGACACAGTACATCACAATCCGCTTGTGATGTCAACAACTACTTTCATAGGGTTGGTTCTGTCACAGTCTGGACACCATCCGTCAGCGTCTATATTCGGATGCCTGCATGGTCCATTATCGATTCCACTTAATCCAACCAAATCGCGCAACGTTGCCAACCACACAATGACATCCTGATCAGTTGTGCCTCTCGGCGCGCGGACAGTTCCGTTAAACCACCCTAACGGGCCAGAGTCGACGTGAGCTTTTATTTTCTCTAGCTGAGAAAATGCCCACGTTTGATCGCTTAGGCTCACGCTTTCTTCCTCATCTTAGCCTGCCGTCCTTCCCACACATGCTGTGCCCAAGATTCGTTGTAGCCTTTGATACGCGCAATCTGCCGGAGTTGATCGAGCGTTTGCGCACGGCCCTGTTCGCGGCGTTCACGCTTCTTCGCAATCTGTTCCGCCGTCAGTTCGACCAGCTCGCCCTCTTTTTCTTCTACCTGCTGACGCGGCTTGACTTCGAACGCAGTGCCGCACTCGACGCACTGTGTGGCGCGCGCAGGCGAGGCGGCGAAACATTTGGGGCAGACGCGGATGCCTGGCGCGGGTTTCTTTTTGCGTTTGTCGGAATCGCCTTCGAGGGTCCATTCGCGATCTTCATCCGGCATTCCTAAGCGCTGACAATTCCCGGTATGATCGAGCAATATAGCGTGCGTTTTGCCAGGCGACAGCCTGCTGCATCGGCCAGTCATCTGAATCCACAATCCCAATGATTGCGTAGGGCGCAAGAATATTCCGCAGTGAACGCCGGGGAGATCCCAGCCCTCCGTGGCGATCTCGCACTGTGTGATGACTTTGATAGCCCCGCGCTTGAAATCCGCGAGCGCCATGCGGCGCAAGTCTTTGTCTGTGCCGCCGTCCAGCGCAATCGCCGAGATATCGTCTTTTCGGAACTGTTCCGCGACGTGGTGCGCGTGCGCGACTGAGGTGCAAAATACTAGCGCCGGCAAGCCGTTTGCGTGCTGCCGATAATGAGAGAGAGCGCTGCCAGTGATCGCCGGGGTATCAAGTAGCGCGTCGGCTTCCTCGGTCTTGAAGTCCCCCATTCGCACATGCAGGCCAGAAGTATCGACCGTCGGAGGCGCGAATATGCGAGCGGGCGCAAGCAAGCCGTCCGCCGTTAGTTCCTTCACTGATGGCCCGACGATTAGCTTATCGAACATCGTGCCCAAGCCCCGCCCATCCAATCTCATCGGTGATGCGGAGACACCCATAATCTTAGCATTCGGGAATTTCCTGATTATTCCCGCCCAAGTCGGCGACACGGCGTGATGGCACTCGTCAATTATTATCAATGTCGGCGGGGCGTAAGAGTCAATGCGGCGCACCAATGTTTGCACGCTCGCCACTGCCACAGTTCTATTCGAAGCACGCTCGCGCCCGGCGCTTCGCGTATAGCCTGCGGCGATAATCTCAGGAATGACGCCGAACTCCGCCAAAGTTGCCACGATTTGGTCAACCAATTCGATGCGGTGGCAAATGATTAACACTCGGCACCCGCGCTTCTCGGCGGATTCCGCCATGGCGGAGAACAGTACGGTTTTGCCGAATCCGCAGGGGGCGACAACCAACGGAGCCTTAAAACCAGAGCCGTACGCTTGACGGATGGACTGCAGGAGTAAGTTCTGTTTGAAGCGTAAAGTGATCACTTGCTGGCGACTCTACCCCAACCATTGATTTTCGTAAAGCCGCTATTGCAAATTTATTTTTTGTGGCGTACAAAGGCAATCACGAAATCGAAAGCCGCTTTTATTCAGGAGCCATCTTAATGAACGAAGTCATCCGCCACCAACCGCAGCAGCAAGTCTCGATCTCCTACACTTTCGACCAAGTGCAGCGCATGGCCGCCTCGTTCGCCAAATCCGGCCTGTTCGGCGTCAAGGATGCAGACTCCGCATTTTCCTTAATGATGTACGCGCAAGCGATCGGTCGCCATCCCGGCGCGATCATGATGGACTATGACTTAATCTCAGGGCGCTTGGCTAAGAAGGCTTCATCGATGTTGAGGGACTTTCAAGCCAGCGGCGGCCGCGTCGAGTGGAAGAAATACGATGATGACGGCGTAATCGGCGTCTTCTCGCACCCCTTATCGCCGACGCCGATTACGGTGGATTGGAACATGGAGCGAGCGAAGAAGGCGGGGCTTGCTGGCAAGAATGGCGACATGTACGGTAAGTACACGCGCGCAATGTTCCGCTCACGCTGCATCTCGGAAGGGGTTCGCACCACCGCCCCGGATGCGACTGAGAACATGTACACGCCTGAAGAGATTCGCACCATTGGCGCAGAGGAAGTCGATGAACCGGTCGCGATACAGCAGGCAGTTACCGAAGCTGTCAAAGCCGTGACGCATGAGATGCCAACCGAGCAGATCGAGGAATTCATCTCTGCGATGGATGTGAAAACCATTGCCGAGCTCACCCCGGCGTTCGGGCGCGCCTTCACGGCGGCGAAGGCGGCAGGCGATGAGAATGCCAAGCGGCGGTTTAAGTCGGTTTACGATGATATGAAGTCGGCCATCGAAGACGGGTCTATCTAATGCGTCTGTTCGAAATTACATCCCAGTTCAAGGCGTTGGCGGCCCTTGAGGATTCCGACGATCTGCCGCCCGAGGTCATCGCTGACACGCTTGAGGGGCTGGAGGGCGACTTCGAAGCCAAGGCCATCGCCGTCTCAAAATTCATCCTCAGTCTTGAGGCAAGCGCCGACTCGATCAAGGAAGCCGCGAAGGCGATGGACCTGCGTTCCGCGCGCCTCACCAAGCGTGCCGAGTCTATTCGCCACTACTTGCTCCTACAAATGCAGATCATCGACTGGCGGCGCAAGATCGAGGCCGACGACATCGTCATCGCGCGTCGCAACAATCCAGTAGCCGTGCAGGTGCTCGATGAGAGAAGCGTGCCAGCGAGCTTTTGGGTGCAGCCCGAGCCGCCGCCGAAAAGGATCGATAAGAAGGCGGTTAAGGAGGCGTTGCAGTCGGGGGCGGAAGTGCCGGGATGCGTTTTAGAGTCAGGTGAAAGGGTCGATATCCGATTATGAACGAGATTTGGAAGTCAATACCAGGATTCGGCCAGGGGAAGCCATGGTCTGGAAAGTTTGGCGCAGACAATCCGCATTCGAAGCCAGTAATTCAATTCAACGTTGATGGAGACATCGCTAGATTCGCTGGAATGATGGACGCAGCACGAGCCACTGGCTTATCTTTTAAACACATATCCGCCTGTTGTCGAGGGAAGCGTAGAACGCATGGCGGTTTTCAATGGCGCTTCGAGGTTCAAGACATGAAGACATATTCAACCATACGCCAGGGCGATGTAGCCCTGATCCAGGTAAACGAAATTCCAAAAGATGCTGTCGAACAAAAAACCGATGGCAATAAAGTTATATTGGCTTACGGGGAACGGACCGGTCACTGCCATCGCTTCGAATTTCTAGACCAGACGCAGAACATCAAACTCTACGTCGCTCACAGCGGCGCGCGATATCTCGATGTGAGTGCGCCTGCCGATTTGCTGCACGAAGAACACTCCACCGCTCGCGTACCTGCCGGCAAGTGGCTTCTCCCGGTCCAGGTTGAATACACCCCGCAGGAGTTACGCCGTGTCCAAGACTAAGAAAGTCTTACGCATTGAGGCGTTGACGCCAGAACAGTCCGCTCGCTTCGATGAGTGGGCAGATAAGTGGATTGAGATAGGCCTTCGCACCGCTCCTGCCGATCGACCTAAATTTGAGGCCGCCGCGAAGAAATGCTACGACTACGCAGGCATCCCATGGCACGGCAATGTTGTGTGGGTTTCGTCGCCATTGGTAATGGCTTTTGCAGCCCCTACTGCGGCTTTCTTGATTTCATTGATCAAGAAAGGTGGCCATGACGACGCGGTTGACGACGCGGTTGACGACGCGGTTGACGACGCGGTTGACGACGCGGTTGACGACGCGGTTCGCGGCGCGGTTGACGACGCGGTTCGCGGCGCGGTTGGCGACGCGGTTCGCGGCGCGGTTGGCGACGCGGTTGACGACGCGGTTGACGACGCGGTTCGCGGCGCGGTTGACGACGCGGTTCGCGGCGCGGT